CTTCTTGCCAAAGCCCAGCTTAGACTCGTCCTGCGGCTTTTCCTTCGGGCAGGTAGTACGAGTGATCTTGATGTCCAACATGATAAATTTCCCTCTTTTCTGGTCTCACACAGCGCCGCGCGGGCTGCACGCCCTGCGCCAAATATGCCGAATGTTGTTTTCTATTATAATGCCGTGAAACGGATTTGCAAGCAACCGAAAAATGTTTCATCTTTGGGGCAGTCAAGTTGCCACAAATTATCGGAAATGTCAATAGTAAATGCGAAAAAAATATAAAAATTTATTTTTAGGGCATCAAGCAAGGGCGGCAATACACTCCCGGAAGCAGATTTCAGCCGTTTTCCATCCCAATATTTCACGCGGATAATTGTTCATCCATGCTTCTGCCGCCTCAATCTCCGCCGCGGACACTTTTCCGAAATCGGTTCCTTTCGGAAACTTCCGGCGAATCATTTTGTTCTGGCACTCATTTGACCCGCGTTCATACGATGAATACGGGTGGCAGTAGTAAGCCGCTGTCCTCCGCTTTCCCTTTCGCACCACGGACCGTTCTAACCTCTTCACGTCAGAGAACTCCCCGCCGTTGTCGAATGTGATCGTCTTGAATGCCTTTGCGAAAAGGTCCGCACCGAATTTCCGTTCTATGCGGTCCATTGCCTTTATAACGCTTTCCGCCGTCCGGTCTTTGATTCTTGTAATGATTTCCCATCGGGTCAAACGCTCTGTCAGCACAAACAGGGCTTTTGACCCGTCTTTTTTGCTGTAAACCGTGTCGCCCTCCCAATGCCCGAAAGTGCTTCTCTGGTCCACTTCGTCCGGGCGTTTTTCGATATTTTTCCCATACGACGCACGCTTTCCGGTCTTTTTAACTTTCTTGTATTCTCGCTTTCGCTTCGATTTCTCCGGCAAATTGCTGTTGGTCAGGGACAGGAAAACGCCCTTTGTAATGTAACTGTAAAGCGTGCTTACGCAAATCGAGGTTTTGAACGTCCGCCCTTCCAACCTGATTTCGGCAAGGGCCGCGGCGGGCGAACGATCTTCCACGATAATCTTTCGTTCTATGTATTCCGCAAGCTCAAAGTCGCGCCCGATTTTCAGCGGTGCGCCTTTTGCGGCGAGGTTTTCGCGGTATCGCTTTTCCGCCCCGTCCGGGTTATAGCGATCTTCTGTAATCCATGTATCACCGTCCAAATACTGCCAGCGGGCGCGTTTGATTTCGCGGTAAATCGTGCTGATATGCACGTGCAATTCGTCCGCAATTTCCCGTTTTGTATGCCCCTGATTCAAGAGGGCTTCAATTTTATAACGGTCTGTTTTTGATAAATGGCTAAATACGTGTCCCATGCCACAACCTCCACAAAGCAAAGAAACCCGCCCAATCCGGGCGGGTTTCTTTCGTTCTCCCTTGTTCTTGCGGGGTTTCCTCCGCCGTTGTGGTCATATTATAGCATTTGTTTCATACTCACGCAAGTATTTGTTTTTCGTCCTGCTCCGTCAGCCATTCCAAAGACACGTTTAGGACCTTTGCGAGAACGACAAGTTCATAATCTGTCACAAAACGCGTTCCAATTTCAATTCGGCTTACGCTGTCCCGCTCCATCGTGATTCCCTCCACCTGTAACCGGGCCGCAAGGTCCTCTTGTGTGATTTTTAGGCGGGCGCGGGCTTCTTTTACGCGGTTTCCGCAAAGATTTTTGCGCCCTTTATAGTCATATATCTTCATCGGTTGTTCCTCCACATGTGTTAAAGTTTCGCATTTTTCTTGACTTTAACACGCACACCGCCGATAATTGTGTTAAAGGTCAGAATCCAATGCTTTCAATGGATTCAAACCCGCAAAAATACGGGTCGCCCGACACAGCGGGCGGCGAAATGGAGGATTTCACATGAAAAGATTGCTTTCTCTTTTTCTTGCGGCCTGTCTTGCCCTCTCCCTCTCCGGGTGTCTTGCGGACTACGACACGCCCAAGCACGCCGAATTGTCCGAACAGTACGACTTTTACGCCGATTCGCAAAGCGCGCTTTCTTCCGGTATGGCAATCACGCCGGAACAGGCCGATGAAGTATTCATTATCCTTGTGTCCTGCGGCATGGAAGCAAAAGTAACAAATGTCACCAGAAAGGCGGGTGACGACGGGCATTGTCAGGTTTCCGCCGGGCTATACGTGTATGATGTCTATTACACCGACGGCGTGGTTGACCGCGTGGAATACAACGGGGAGGAACTTTACCCGAACCCCGCCCCGGCTCCCGTAGAACCCGCGCCCACGGATGACCCCGCCGCGCCGGAAACTCCGGCCACGCTGGAACAGGCAGTTGACGACGCGATCACCGCGGCCAACGCCGAAAAAGAAGATGTCAGTATTTACGACGCGGCCAGCGTCGGGGAAAGTTCGGACGGCTCCTTTGTGGACATCTATCTTTCCGGGAAAGATAATTTAACCTCGAATATGGTTCGGAAAGGAATGCTGTTGCAGGCCGCCGACATTCTGGAATCTCTGCAATCCCGCGACGACATCGGGCGCGTTTCTCTTTTTTGGTCTTTCCCGCTCGTTGATGCTTATGGCAACACTTCAACCGAAACCGTTATGAAAGTGACATTCTACAAAGATACGCTTGATAAGATCAATTTTGAAAATTTTGATTCCGACAATATACCGGAAATCTGCGACGACTTTTACCAGCACGCGGCATTGAACGAATAAAGCAGAACGGCGGGCATTGAATTATGCCCGCCGTTCTTTTGCTTATTCTGATTTCTTTTTTACGTCCGCCGCGGCCTGCACTTCCGCCGCGTATTGCTCCGGGGTCAGCCCCAAAACCTCCGCCGCGATTCTGTCCGTCGCCGTTTCAATCAAATCGTTCAGGCTTTCAAAGCCGCCAGCTTCTACCGCTTTTTGATAGATCGCCTTTTTCCCAATCTTTACATAGGGGTAAAGGCGGTCGTAATTTTCTGCGTTCCACTTGTTCTTCGCCCGTGTGTTGCACGCATACTTTTTCTTTTCCATGTGTCCGCCTCCTTTCTCCGCTGATTATATCACTTCTTGAATACTCACGCAAGTATGAAAAAGCGCACAATCTCACGTGAGTATTTTTGTGCAAATTTCCATCTTGTCTTTTCATACTCACGTGAGTATAATAAAAGACAGAAAGAGGGAAGCACAACCCGCCCACCTGCCGGGGCATAAAGAATACGGCGGGGGCCAACCTTACGGGCCGACACGAAAAGGGGGCCGACACGGTAACGACAACACTTCAACTTCTGGTTTCATATATGGGAGGTAATCACATGAAAAAGTTTGAGATTGGCAAGGAATACTTCACACGTAGCATTTGCGACAGTGAGTGCATTTTCTCCATCAAGATCACCGGACGGACCGCAAAAACCGTTTCTTATGAGTATATGGGCGAATCCCGCCGTTCCAAGATTCGCTTCGATGATTCCGGCGAATATATCCAGCCGGACCGCTATTCTATGGCTCCCACGTTCCGCGCTGAACGTGAGGTTCAGCCGGAGGAAGAGGCCCCAACCGCGGAGGAATCCGCCGTTTCCGTTCCCGCGGAGGACGCGGCCCCCTCCAACGTGATCACTATTTCCCAGCCCGCCGACAGTGGGACGGTAATTGTAATGATCGGCCAGCGCGTCGAATGCGTCTGCGGTGCCTGCTATCCCGTTGAGGGCGGAACGGTGATCGGCTTTGAGGATGTCCCCGACGGGCGTTTCTTCCGTGGCGGCGTGTTTGCCCTGATTCGCTGGGACAGCCGCCCGGACCGTCCCGAACGGGTCCGCCTCTCCGACATTCACCGCCGCGGGTGGCGGTCTGCGGGTGGCTCTCCGCTGGGCGTGTTCGTGGCCGGATAAACTAACAAGGGGCGGCGCAAGCCGCCGCCCCTCTTTGATGAATGGAGGATAGTTCGATGAAATCATACAAGGGTTACACCCGCGCACAACTGATTGACATTCTGGCCGATTACGCCGTGTTCACCGCTACTGTAAACAATAATTGCGGCGGCGCGCGCCAGAACACGAATAAAGGTGACTACGTGGGCCTTTATAGCACCTATCCCATGAATTCCCGGAAGTACCCCGCGTTTTCTCTTTCCGTTATGTTTGACCGTATGAACGCGGATATTGCAAAGGCGGCGGAGATCGCTTCTTTTCGCGTCCCCGCCGCAGGCGAAAGGGCGGTGGTTTGATGTCCAGCAAGCCCCACCGCATGACCCGGACGGCCCGCACCCGCTCCCGCAAGTTCTCCGGGCGTTGTGAATCCTGTGGAAAGCCCCTTTGCAGTTGCCGCGCGTATCAGTACACCGACGAAAGCAACGGGGCGATCACCGCAAACGCGCCGTACCTCTGCCGCGATTGCTACGAAACCCGCTACGGCGTAAAGATACCGACGGAGGTTGACGCGTACAAGGCGCGCTTGCTGGGTGTGCTGGGCCGTTATGCTGATAGCGTGGAGGGCGCGCCCGCCCGTGATCTCGCCTTGCGTGTGATGCGCCTGATTGAAAATACCGATTGACCCCGCGCCGCCGAACCTCCCACGGCGGCGCAATTTTTTTGAAAAACTTTACGTTTTCCTATTGACTTTTCATACTCACGTGAGTATAATAATAAACAGAAAGGGGGTGAAACGGTGAAGAAGAAAAAGAAAAAGCCCACGAAATCGCGGGTCGATGTTCGCACCATCGTAATAACCGCAATCGTGGACTTTCTGGTAGGGCTTGCGTTACTCCTGATTGATAAGCACACGTAAGCCGAAACCCCGTATTCTATGGGCGGGTTCACCGCCCACCCATAGAATACACTTTTTCTTCTGAACTGTCAACCATGCTTGCAAAACTCGGAATCTTCCTGATCGTCGTTGCCATTGTGAAACTGATTATCGCCGCCGCGGTCCATTGCCGCCGCAAGAAAGGGGAATGACCATGAAAAGAACTGCAAACAAGTTCCAGCGGGCCTATATGGTCGCCAAAGCCTGCGTGCAGGAAGTCGAATCCCGGCAAGAGGCCATCGAAAAGAAGTTCATTGCCGACAACGGCATTGTCAATCCCGACGGCTCCGTTCCCGAATTCCTTTACTGCATGGAGGATGACGCGGCCTTTGAAAAGGCAAACGCCGAATGCGCCGCGCTCATTGCTTCCGCCGGGCTTGAAGAAGAACTGAACGCCGCCCGCGCCGCGCTGAAAGCGGCGGAAGATCGCCTGATTGCCTACGGCCTGTCTCTTGCTCCCGCCGGGGTTCGGGCCACGCTGGAAAAGGCCGTTCGGAACAACGCCGCCACCCGCGCAAAGGTCCTTGACCTCACGTTCCGGCTTGACGTGTCCACGGTCAGCGCGTAAGATAAAGGCGGGCGGTGCAAGCCGCCGCCCGCCCCAATAAAGAAAGGACGTTGTTTATGGAAAATTCGGAGTTAGAAAAGCAGATTGACGCATGGAAAGAAAAGGTTCTTTCTGCGCATGACGGGTGCGGCGCGGACACGCGCAAGATGATGATCGACATTGACAAGATCATTTCCGCGGCATTCGATCATATACCCTGTTTCCTTGAAAATTTATAATCGCAAACAAAAAAAGCCCGCCGGGGAATGCCCCCGGCGGGCTTCGTTTCTGTCCGAATCGGACAGTTATTCACTTTCCGCGGGCGCGTCTGCTTCCTCTTCCGCGTCCTGTTTAATTCCGATTGCCAGCATGGTTTCGGCGGGCGGGGTTTCCACGTAGTCTTTCAAATTCTCGTTGGTTCCCCACGCCTTTTTCGCTTCCTCCAATACAGCTTCAATCATAGTCGCAATATCCTTTTCCGTGAACAGCAGTTTCAGCACCGCCGGAATTCTCTGATAAATCCAGTCTGCGACGGCGGCAAACTTCAATTCGCCCGTCCCGCTCCCGAACTGCTTTTCTGCCTGTGTGACAAGATTAAAAAGAATCTTCTTCAAAACTTTTGTTTCTCCGCGCTTGATAAGCACGACAACCAGCACAAGGAACGCGAGGACCACAAGAACACTGTCCCAATTCGCGGCCAGAAATTGAATGATGTTCATAATTCGTTTCTCCTTTCGTTTTTACACAGCCCCACCCAGCGCGCAAAGAAGCAGGTCAAGGCTCTGCAATTTCCCGTAGTTCTGCAACCAATATTCCGGGGTGTTGATGACCCCGGCTTTCACCAGCGCGTCAACGCCCGATTTCACGTCCGCGGTTCGCGGCCCGGCCTTTGTAATCTTCGCCGCGGCCTGTGTGAACAGAATATCCAGATAGGCCACCTTTCCGCCTGCGACGGCGTTTTTCCAGTAGTCCGGGGAGTTGATGACCCCCAGCCCGGCCAACTTGTCAATGGCCGCGTCCGTCTCGCTCTGAACGTCCGCCGCGTTGACCCAGCCGTAAACCGTGGACCCGCCGCCCGCCTGCTTGATAAGGTGGTACGGGTGTTTCGCGCCCTTTGAAATCATGGTGACTTTTGCCGGGCCGGGCTTACAGGCTTTCCCGCTTGCCGCCGCCGCGCTGGTGTAGTGCGTGTTGCCCGTAAACTGCACCACGTCGCCCACGGCGAACGCCAGCGCGCCGGAGGTGTCGGAGGCCCCGCCGGGCTTCTGCGCCGTTCCTGCGCCGCCTGTGGCCGCGCCTGCGGTGTCATAGGTGATATACGGCAATTTGCCGTGTTTGGTCCACCTGCGCCCGTTCATGCCGGAGATTGCGCCGATGTTCAGGCACGCCGTCACCTGTACGCAGTTCTTGAACGCCGGGGAACACTCGATCACCTTTCCGCCGCCGATGTAAACGCCGATATGACCTTTCAGCCAGACGGCTTCCCCCGGAACAATCTTGCTGAAATCGGTGGAAACGCCGGAACACTTCGTAATCATGGTGTCGGCTCCGATGTCCGGCACACCGCCGGAGGCATAGGACGCGCCGCCGTAGGTTTTGGACGCGTCGCCGTTCCAGCCCCACAAAACGCCCTTGATCATGCACACGCAGTCAAAGCCGAAAACGGGCGGGTTCTGATTCGCCGCGGCCTTGATCATGGCCGTGCGCGCCGCCTGCTTGTTGTAGCTGTGGTTCTGGCAGTACCGGGACACGTTGCCCCCGGTCAGGGGCGCGCCGAAACAGCCCATGACGTACAGTGTCTTGTAATGGTCCACGATGTCTTGCAGTTTCTTGATGAATTCAGACGCTTTCATTTTGCCCTCTCCTTTCGCGTCTGCGGGGCGTTCCGCCCCAGCCGTGATATTTGACCCGCCGCCCGCTCCGGCCTGTCCTGCGCCGTCGTAGGCCGTCAGGCCGTATGATTCGATAATCTGAATCAGCTTGTCCGGGTACTTCGGGTCCGTGGCGTAGCCCGCCGCCTTGATCGCCCGGCAAGCGGTCTTATAGTCCTGCTCCCCGACAACGGCTTTGTACCGGGCCGCGCCCGTCAGCAACGCCGAATGGTCCTCCACGCTCTCTTCCCAACTGTCGTATGCCCGGAAAAGGGCTGTCACGGTGGTAAAGTTCACGCCGTCGTAACACTCTTGCGTTTTCGTGCTGTAAACCCGGCCTTTCCAGCTTTTCCCCGCCTTGATGCCGAACAGGGCGTTTGCCTTGACGGTCAGGCCGGATTTTCCCCAGCCGCTTTCCAAAATCGCCTGCGCGATTGTCAGCGAGGCAAGCACGCCGCTTTTCTGCATATCCGCCGCGGCCAGCGCGCCCACCCGCTCAATAAATGCTTTCTGTTCCTGTGTCATTTGTGTTCCTCCGCTATGGCTGAATGTTGTTCAGGTCTACGGGCATTCCCTCCGTCGCCGTCGGGTTTGCCTGCTTGATCTTCACCACGTTTTCCGCCTTTGCTTTCCAACTGTAAAAGCCGATTGCCGTTGCCGCCGGGGTTCCCACATAGGCGAGGAAAACGCCAAGTTGCGAGGGGTCGAGGATAACGACACGAACGCCGACGACGAACCCCGCGAAATAGGTCAAAAGCACCGCCGAAAGAACCAGTTTTGAAAACTCGATCTTTCGGCGGTCCTGCTCTTTCTTCCGGCGGCTCCGCCGTCCGCCAAATAGGAGAACCGCGGCAATTCCACCGATTAGCCCGGCGGCGGCGCTGATAAGGTAAAGCACGTTTCACACCGCCTTTCACAAAAAATCATGCTTTATCAATCTGTCGTCGTAAACTCGTTTGATATTTGCGACGGCGTGTGTTGCGCGGTTGTTGATATACTCTTTGTGGGTGTCGCAATATTGCTCGTAAAAGTCAATTTCGCTTAAAACTTCAAAGAACTCTTCCCGCGTGTGGGGAATATCCCGCAATAGCTCATTGTTGAACCGTAAAATCGCGGCCCGGTGCATATCTGCGTTTCGCGCGTCGTCTGCCCTGATATGGTCATCAAGGGTTTTTCTGGTTTCGTCCAGCTTTTCGATCACGTCGCCGTTGACGCACTTCCCGATTGCCTTTCCGATTTTTGACCACGGGTTGATCTTAATGGGGGCAATCTCGATCAGGGTCAAAGCGACAAGCAGAATGCCGACGGCACCACCCCCGGAAAATAAGTCGTTCAATGTCACGTCTGTTTCCCTCCGTGTAGAAGATCGCCCCCGGCGCGGATTGCGCGCCGGGGGCCTTTCCGCCTCCCTTAAAGGGTGATTTCAAGGGCGGTCAGCAGATCTTCCACCTCGGTTTTTAGCCGCGCGGGGACCTGCTCCAAGGTCTTTTTGCCCTTGACGATCAGGGTCGCATAAACAACAGCCATCGTTTCCACCTCCTTTCGGCAAAAGATGTATGCAAAAAGCAGGAACAGCGCGTTACTCATTGCCGCCCCCGCTTTCAGCCGTTTTCAGCAGTTCGCGTACCTTGTCGCGCAACCGCTCCGGGACATCATCAATCGTTTTCAGTCCCTTTTGAATCAGATCGGCATAGACCCGTTCCATGTTCGCCCCTCCTTTACTCTGCGCCGTACACGGTCGCTTCGATCATTTCGTAAACGTCGCAAAGGGCAAGTTGCAGGTCTGTCACCTGCACCGATAGGCTTTCATTTTGTCTTTGCAACTGTTCATTTTCTCTGGTCAATTCTTCAACCGTTTTCGGCTTGTTCTTGATGCTTGTCCGCTTATGCTGTACGCTCATTCAAAATTCCCTCCCACGGATGAAATAAAGCAATCCCCGCTTGCGCTGTTCCGCTTCACCTTGATTCGGAAATTGAATCCCCATCCCTCCGCCGTCTTGCTGTCGTTGGAAAGAAAAAACTTGCTCCCGCTGGTGACGGCCTGCGTCACGTCCTCCCATGCGGGGGAATCGTCGTGGCCGTTGTTGCATGCCTCCACGGTGAATTCTGCGCCTGCCGGAATCTGCCGGGTAATGGACATAATCGCCTTTGTCACCATGTCGTCGGCTTCAAGGGGCGTTGCAAGGGTCAGTTCGATTTCAGTTTCGTTCTTGCTGAATGTGTAAGTCCGCGTCGCGGCTCCGCCGTAATTGTCCGTCGCCGTCACCGTCAGCGTGTGGGACCCGTTCAACAGCTTCCGCCATTCATCCGCGGTCACGCTGAACGTGTATTCCTGCCCGCTGGTCGCGGCGTAGGACCGCTTTTGCGTTCCGTCGATCTTCTCAACGACGGTGATCGTCTGGCCGCTGTCCGGGTCGGTGACGGTGTATTTCTGGTCGAACGCTCCGGTCTTTGCCCCAAGGTCCGTATCTGTCCCGCTGATCGTGGGCGGTGTGTTGTTGATGACCGTCCGTGTCGCGCTGGTTTTGTACGCCGATTCCGCGCCCGCGCTGTCGTATGCTTTGACCCGGTACGCCACATTCTCCCAGCCCTTTGTGATCTGGTCGGTGTACGTCCGGTTGATTCCCTTGTAGACCTGCGCCCAGCCGCCGCCGTTGTACTGCCGTTCGAGGATATACCCCGAAAGGTTGTTGTCCGGGTCGGTGGAGGTCCCCCACGTCACGGTCAGTTTTTCGCCGCCCCGAACGTCGCTCGGAACGTCGATGGAATCCGGGACCGACGGGGCGCGGTTCCAAATGATCGTGTATGCGCCGTCCGAATCCGGGTTATCAGATACCAAGATTTCAGATTTTAGATTACAAAGCGGGCGAACGCCCCGGCGGCCGAGGCACGCGTTGCTCCAGCCCACCGCGCCGGAGGAATAGACGTAGCGGACGTTGCACGAACTCGACGCATAAGCGTCCGCAAGCCACCAGTACCACGGGTCATTGACGTTAAAACTGCTTGTCTGGTATTCGCTTTTTGATACGCATTCCGCCGTTGGCTTCGCCTTGCGGGAATTGTCATCCGTGAATAACGCAAGTTTGCTCCCGGCCACCACGTCGCCCGACAATCCAACTTCCGTTGACGTGGCAAAGAAAATCTTGTCGGTGCATGTTTCTGTTCCGCCGCCGTCCACCTGCGCTTTTCCGACGGTCCGGTTCGTGGTCAGCAGGGCGGCAATGAAGTTCGCGGAGAACCCCGCCAGAAAGCCCGCTTCTGCCTCGTACTCGTTGTAGTTGCTCCACACATTCGAGTTGTTCGGCGGCGCGTCCTGCCCGTGCTGGGCCGCGTACCACGCGCCCGCCCCCGCTTGACTGTTCAGCCATCGGCGGATATTTGACCAAATCCAGCGGTTGTTGCCGTAGGAACGGCGGTTTCCGTCGCCGTTGTTCTGCTCCATAGCGTCAAAGCATTTCAGCGAGATAATGCGTTCTGTGATCAGCGTGACGGAATTCGCCGGAAACCCGGCGTGGTTCTTGTCCGCGATCTTCCAGATAATCGGTTTCCCGTTGTAAAGCGTCCCCGTGTCCTTGACCAGCGCGCCAACGGCAAGGGAACTTAAACTTTTTGCCATTGTTTAACACTCTCCTTGAATAATTTTTTGAACAGGCGGTCCGTTTCCCGGATAAGATGGTGACAGTTGCCCTTTGCCGCATGGCTCCGCCAACTTCCGTATGACTGTTCGATTGCCGCAAGGGTAATTTTCCCCTTGTCCAGCAAGCCCCGCTGTTTCTTCAATTTCCGTTGCTCGTTACATTTGCTGTTCCTCCTTACCTTTCGCACGATCTTCCCTGTGTCGGTCATATAGGTTCGGAATCCAAGGAAATCAATTCCGTTCCGCAATGGGAAAATATTTGTCTTGTTGTTCAGTTTCAGTCCCAGCCCGGCCACGTACTTTTCAATCTCCCAGCGGCAATACTGCAAATACGCCTTGTCCTCGTGAATCAAGTAAAAGTCGTCCATATACCGCCCATAATAGCGGATTCCCAATTTCTCTTTTATGAAGTGGTCAAGCCCCGAAAGGTACATGACCGCGAACCATTGTGAAGTCTGGTTGCCGATCGGAATTCCGGGGTCGTCCGTGCTGTCAATGATCATATCAACAAGCCATAGAACGTCCGGGTCCCGGATGAAGCGGCGCACCATTGCTTTCAATGGCTCATGCGGAATTGAGTAGAAATATTTTGATATGTCGCATTTCAGAACCCAGCCGTCCGCATAATGGGCGGCGCGCGGGTCGGGCCGCGGCAACCCCTCCTCCCGGCACCGTTGTTCTTCCCGCGCTTTCCGCTCGAAATAATAGGACCGCATAAACGCTTCCAGTCGATACAGTCCGTCATGCGTCCCGCGCCCGGCCTGCGACGCGTAGTTGTCGCGGATAAAGGTACGGGAAAACGCTGGTTCTAACACATTGTCACATAAGGAATGCTGAACCACCTTGTCTTTGAACGCGTTGGTCATAACAATGCGTTCTTTCGGTTCGTAAACCCGAAATACGAAATATTCCGACGGGCGATAGGTTTTGTTCTTCAGCATTTCCGAAAGCAGGCAAAGGGCTTCCAAAAGGTTTGCTTCAAACTTCGCAACGCTTTCTTTTCCCCGTTTGCCCCGGCGGGCTTTTAGAAACCCTGCGTACAGGTTCCCGAAATCGTGGACCCGCTCGAATTCTGTTTGTTGCATAATAATAAAAAATAACTCCTTGCCGTGTATAGAATCGGCCTTGCGGGGACGGCAAGCGGCCTGCGCCTGCCGTCGCAATGCTTCATCATCGGACCCCGCCGCGCGCCCGCGCCGGGGCGGAAACTGGTTCCCGTGGGCCTTGCTTCACCAATCTTGTGTTTACCGTCGCGCTGTCACCGCGGCGGAGGGATGCGGCTTCCTTTGATAGTGGTCCTCTGTTTTCAGCCGTTGGCTTACTCATTCGCGGTATTCCACCAAAGCGGGCGAACGCCCCTGTTGCCGTTGTACGCGTTGTTCCAGTTCATCGCGCCGGAGGAATTGACGTTGCGGACGTTGTACGAATTCGACGCTACAAGCCGCACCCCAAGAAAAACGCCCCGGCGATCACCGCCGCGGCGCGTTTCCCCGTTGTCTGGATTCCGTGAACCGTTCGAGGTCCTTTTTTCTCCAACTGGCCGTCATCCGTTTTACTTCCACGGCGTACTTTGTCCACGCCGCGCATTGCGTCGTTGAAATCAGGTTCTTTCGTTCGGCCAGTTCGATCAAAAACAGCATGTCTTTACAACGTGAAAGGGCCTGTTTCTGTTCATACCGCCGTTCCCGGAATTCTCCCGCGTCCTGAACGTCAAGTTCGTTCGCGTCCTGAATATGAACCACGATTTCCCGCGCAAATTCCATCAGGTCTACGGCAAGTTTCCCGTGCCGCTTTGGAAAGCGGCGGGCGGTGGTCATGTCGTAGGTGTGAAAGGCTAAATCTTTCGCTTTCGTGATGATGATAAATTCTTTTTCATCCGCCACGCCGCAAGCACCTCTTTCCCCGGATTTCTTCAATCTCCGACGGGTCCCCGTCGAACCGGAATCCCCATTCCGTGACGGTTAGAACCGCCTGCGCCCCGGTATAGGTTCGCCCGCTGATCGTCAGTTCGTCAGCGTCGGAATCGCACGCGGCGCAAGGCGGGTCCAGCTCCGCAAACAGATTCCCAATGATGCAGGACAGTTCCCGCCGTGTGCAGGCGTATTCCCTCAACATTCGATTCTGTTTCTGGCCGCGTTCCAAATGCCCTTTGTCATAACCACCCCGTCGAGGGAATCAAATTGCACAAGAAACGGGTTTCCGGTGATGTTGTTGAACAGTCCATCTTCCACGCGGGAAACGCGGCTTTCCAGCCCCGCAATAGCGGACAGGGCTTCCGCCGCGTCCGCCTCCGCCTGCTCTGCGGCCTCCGCGCCTGCGTCCCACGCGGCCCGCTCGCCCGGCTGAACGTGAACTTCTGTGTCCTCCGTGTGGTCGATCAGTCCGGCAATGGCCGTGTCATAGTTCCCCATCGTCGTGGGGTTCACGTGAATGTCGCTGTTGTTCGCGTGGTCGTTCAGGGCGGTAACGTCTGCCTTTTTCTTAAACTCCGCGGCGTGCGCCGTCTGCGACGTGTTGTGGTCTGCAAGGTCCTTTTTCGTGGCCGTTACCACGTTCGGGTCGATGACAAAAGAGATCGCGCCCGTGTTGGAAATTTCGATGTGCATAGTCAGTTCAATTTCCCCGGCGGCTCCGCTGGTGATAATGACCTTTTCCGTGTCCGGCGTATTGCAAACGGCGATCATGTTCGGCTCTTCCGCGTCGTCGAACACGCCCATTTCCCGGATAGTCCAGCCGCCCACGTCGGAGGGGACCACCGCCACCACGTCAATCATGTTCGGGGATTTCTCGTTGACCTCCACGCGGTTTACCTTTCCGCGCCATTTCTCGCCCTTTAGGGCGGTCATTGTGGAATTCGGCTTGTAGTAGCTTCCGCCGCCGTCTCCCACGGCAAGGGTCGTAATATTGACTTTCTGGCCCTCCATGACTGCTTCCGTGACAAGCTGAATGCCTACGTCGGTCACAATACTTCCATATTTGTTTTCGATTTCCGCCATTGTTACGCCTCCGTTCTGTTCTGCGGGAAGATTTCAAGTTTCCCGGTTTGCTGAATATAAGCGGCGCATAACGCGCGCCAATCTGCCCCCATCTTCCGGTAAACATGCGGGTAAATGTCCACGCGCACGCCGACGGTGTGGCCCGCTCCGGCCTTGATGCGCGCCGTTTCCTCGATGTCCTCCGCAAGATAGGGGTAAACTTCCAGTCGCACGCCGACGGAATGGACCGCCGCCGTGAATACTGCCGCTTTTTTCTCAATCTGATAACTGATTGCTTCCAAATGGGACCGGAGGTTTTTATAAAAGCGCACCCGCTCCAAAACCGCCGCTTGCCGGTCCGCCGATACCCCCGATTCCGTCGCGCCGATGATGACTTTGAACATGTACGGTTCTCCGCCGTACTCGAACCACTCTTGCACTCGCGTTCCGGGGAATACCGCCCCCAGCGCGGTTTCGACGGCGTATTTCGTCCCCAACCTCCGGTGAACGCGCACGCTGTCCCGGATGGTCTGCCGCTTGACTTCGATCGGATAGGAATAGTCGTACCAATCCACATGCAGATCATAGGCCAGCACGTCAAGCGTCTGTTCGTCCAGTTCGTCAATCCGGGCGTATATGATGTTCTTCCCGATCTGCTGGACCGTCCCTTGCAACTGCTCCGCAATGACCCGCGCAAGGGCCGTCATGGTCGGGTCGTTTTTCAGGGGAGGGGGGAGGGACCGCGTATAATCTGCCGAATGCAGTTCGTTGTCATTCACTTTCCGCACCCCCGTTCGTAACGGCGGTCGTTCCGATTTTCGCAACCTGATTGTCTTTCACCGTCGCAAAAGCTGGGGCGCGGACCTCCACCCGCTTTACCCCGGCTTGCATAAGCAGTTGAATCAAATAGGACGGGTTCACGTCCCGCCCCATCTTCTCCGCCTGCCATTTCTTGAACGCGCCCACCGCCGCGTTTACGTTCTCCGAAATCACGTCGTCGCTGATTGCGCCGCCCTCCTGTGTGTAGTAGGTCACGTCGATGTTGTATGCCACGGTTTCCGGGGCCTTGACGGTCACATGGTCGGTCAGCGGGCGCACCGTGTCCGCGTTCAGGATTTCCGAAACCTCTTTCAAGATTTCTTCCTCTGGCAGTTCTCCGCCTGCCAGCAGAACCCGCACGTCCACTTCTCCCGGCTCCGGCGACGTGGCCTTTACGTCCGCGATCAGGGCCGACGCGGATTTTGCGAAATACTCATATCCGCCCATCGGCCCCGCTGTGGAGTATGTTTCCACGCTCTCCCGTAGCCGTTCATAAAATGCCGCGTCGCTCTCTTCATCTGCGCCGCCCGCGCTCTCCGTTGTGTTCGACACGCTTTGAAAGTAGGGGAACACGTCAACCGCCTGTTTGATTTGCCCCGGAACAAAGCCGTTCCCGATTTCTCCCGCCTGCGTGCATTCCGCCGCCACGTCGCCGGACAACTGGCCCGCCGGAATGGTCAGGTCTTGAAGCGTGGCAAACACAACGTCGCCGTCCGGTGTTGCGCGGGTCCCCGCCGGGATGACGGTTGCGGTGTCAAGTTTGATGGACAGCGTATAGCGCAAAGTTGTTTTCGCCTTTTCCGGCTCCAATCGGTACGTGTCCTTGAACAGTTCTGCGAGGGAATCCAGATATTCCCCCTCCGCGTACCGCGGCACGTTCTGTTTTGCCGAAAAGTCGATGTTCACCCGCTCTTGAACGATGATGTCCGCCACCCACAAAACGAAAAGCCGCGCCGGGTCCGCCGGGTACAGCGTGCGCCCGGTGAACTTCTCGTATGACTGAATCAGCGCGTTCACGATTGTTTCCGTGTCGGTTTCCACAAAGGAAATGTCCGGGTAACTCCTATTCGTCGCCGCCAATGATCTTCACCTCCACAATGGGAATCAGGGTCCCCGGCCTGTCCCCCAATTCAAAGGTCACGTTTTCCACCTCCGCCCGCGGCTCGAATTCCTCGATCGCTTCGAGTACCTCCGAAATCAAGATTGACTGCGCCGCCGGAATCGGTTTGTCAAGAAACCGTTGCGCCAGCCCCAAGCCCCGCTCCAACGGAACGGAAAATTTCGGCGTAGAAAGGATGACCGCCACGTTCTGCAATACCTCTTCCGTGGTGTCCTCCGGCGCGAGGTTGATTTTTTCAAGGGCGTATGCCTTTACGGTGTAAGCCATCGTCCGCCCTCCTATCTGCTCGAATATGATTGCATGGTTACGTTGACCGATGCGGCCAGCAGGTTCCCGCCCCGGTCGTATCGTTGCAGGGAATTTGACAGTTTGGTGATGACCCACTTGTTTGTCCCATACGCTTTCGGGCCGATGATCAGGTAATGGGCCTCGCCCCGCCGCATGGTTTGAAGCAGGTTCGCAACCTCCGCAATGGGGTTCACGCCCAAAAAGACGGAAAAGAACATGGTGAAAGACATGCTTTCCACGTCCTGCCCTGTGAACTCCAAAAGCGGCTCTTTCAAATGCCGCTCGTGCGTGGCGTACTTCACCGAACTTTCCCATTTCAGGTCGTCAAACGTCTTGATGGATGACCGTGAGACGTAAAAGGTGAACGTCCCCCAGCTTCCGATTTCTGCCATCGTCAAATCCCCCCAATCACGAACCCGTCCCCGTCCTCTGTCGGGAGGTAGATGCAAAGCACGTAATCCCCCGGCGACGGTAGCCATGGGCTGATCTTGACGGCGTGGCTGTGGCCCGCAAAGGCCGCGTCGCCGCTTCCGCCGCTCTCGGTTTCCGTCCGTTGCGGCGCGTTCTGCGCCGGGATGAATGGCGCATTTTTCAGAACTTTCAGTTCTCCCGAAACAATCGGGCTTTCTCCCTTGTCCGAAAAGGTCACACGGGCCGTTCGGTTCCCTGCGTTGACAGAAGAGACGATGCCCGTTCGGACCATATTTTTCAAAACGGATAATTCGCTCATTTAGTAGCCCTCCAGCACGCGGCGCAAGGTCAGATCGGTTTTATACCCGCTTCGGGATATGGAATGTGTCGCCGTTTCGATGATGTACTTTCCGTCGAACGCCCCATACCCGGCCACCTGAACCGTTACGCCCGCCACAAGGCGCGCGTCCCCGGCCAGCTTGAACGATGCCTTGAATTCTCCTTTGTTCTTTTCCCGTAACCGCTTCATTGCCAGTTGCCGGGCCTCTTCACGGTTTGATACCTTTTCGTTGATTTCCAGCGTTTGGCCGCTCTTGTCCGCGTCCCGCGGGGTGTAGGTATATTCGATCGTCGTCCCCGTGGCCGGGTCTGTGTAGGACACGTGGCATTTGCTGTACGCGGTGTCGTGCAGGCTCGTGGAAAAAGAATAGCTTCCCACGTCCGCTTTTCCCCGCTGGATGGTCCGCACCGCGTCTTTCTGCTCATACGCCGCCGCGTCAAACAGGACGATGATTTTTGCCGTGACTTTCAGGGAGATTCCAGCCGCTTTGCAAAGCCGCTGTAAAAATGTGATGTCGGATTCCTGCATTTGCTCTTTCCGCTGATAAAATGGGTCGGACGCGGATTCAAACATGCAGGTAAACCCGTTCGCCCCCGCAATCTCCTTTGCAATGCCGGAAAGCGTGTATTTCTCCCACGCTTTCGTCTTTTTCTGTGTCCGAATGGTGGAGGCGTAGGGGATAGACCCGGCCTTGATGGTCGCTTTCGCGGGCGGGCCGCTTCCGTCCACTGTGTCCACGGCGAACACGCCGCAGTCAAGAACCCGGTCTTTCCCGTCCGATTCCCAATTCTTTTGCACAATCACGGCGGAGATTTCCGCCCCCTTTGACGCGGAGGGCGTATTCAGCCAGCTTCCCAGCCATACGCCCTCCTTGTCGTCAAGGGATAGTTGCAGGTCGTCCGTCTTGTCCTCTTCGTTGTCCGTGTAGGTCAGCGAAAGAAGATGCTTGTTGATGTCCGCCGAAATATCCACCCCCGAAAAGGTCAGGCGGATAACCGCTCTTCTCGCGTTCATGCCGTCCCCCTTTTCCACGGCGGCAACCCCGCCGCAACCTGTGATTCAGGCTCCGGGATGGTCAGCACGATTCCCGCGGGGAACACGAAAAGGCGGCGGTATTCCGGGTTCAGCTTCATAATCCTGTCCGTGTACGCTTCGTCGCCCAGCGTTTTATAGGCGATTGCGTCCCACATGTCCCCGGCTATGGTGGTGTATTTAGTCATAGTTCCGCCGCCTTTCGTCGTCCTCCTGTTGCCGCTTCCGCTCTTCGATTTCGTCCAGCAGTTCTTCGTCGTGCCTGCGTAGCAGTTCTTCGATGTCCTCCGCCTGCGCCTCGCTCCCAACATGGAAAACGGGCGCGCTGTGAATGACGATCGACGCTTGCCGCGCGCCGGACGCGATAGACGGTGCCGACACGCTGGGGGCCTCCGCGCCTGCATAAGCCAGTTGCAGGGCCGGAACGCCAACCCCCGCCCGAATGGTGTTGACGGTGTTTGCGAGATTGCGGAAGATAGCCCCGGTTTCCGCCGCATTGAAAACGGTCCGGTTCCTTGCATTCGTGACAAGTTCCGCGCCCGCTTCACCCGCTATGAACGTGTCAGGCGTGTTTTTCGTGCCTTTTGCAAAAGTCGGAATCAACGGAATGTTGATGCCCTTTCCGCCGATGCCGGGGACCCAATCAGGAATTTTCAGTTTGTTCAGCCCGGAAATCACGCCGTTGATCAGGCCGATAATTCCGTTCAGAACGCCGCTTGCAATGCTTTTCAGGGAATTCCAAACGCCGCTGAATATCCCTTTCACGCCCTCCCACACGCGGGACCAATCCCCCGTGAAGATGCCCGCGAACACGTCCACAATGCCTTTAATCGCCGTCAGCGCGCCGGACACAACCCCTTGAATGGTCGTCAGCGCAACGCTGATAATATTTTGAATCGTCGGCATAAGAAACTGAATCACGGACATAATGGCCGTTGCGATCGTCGAAACGACGGTTGCCAGCCCTTGCAGGATGGAAGCGATTGTCGGCGCCCAATCCGCGAACGCCTGCGCGATCTGCGGAAGCACCGTTTGAACGATGAATGTAAAAATCTGTTCCACAATCGGGCGGACGTAGGTATTCACGAACTCGATAAAGCCGGAAAGGATATTCCACACAGTTTGCAAAACCGTGATCGCACCGTCGATAACGCCCGTCGCTTCCTCTCCGAACAGGTTGATCAGGAAGTCCCGCGCTCCGCCCAAGTTCCCGTCTGTGAAGATGCTCTGGATTGTGCTTCCGATATTCGAGATTGCGGACACGATTTTGTCGAACACTTCAACACCCGCGTCCCCGAACACGTTTCGGATAACCTCGCGCACCTTGTCCAGATTGTCCCGCAGGATTTGCACCGCCGAAATAATCAGGGTGATCACACCCACGACGGGAAGCACTTTCCCAAGAATGCCGCTGAACGGCCCCAAGATTGCGCCGCCCAGCTTTTGAAGCGGGCCGAACAGGGTTGACAGCTTCCCGAACCCCTTTGCAACCACGCTTCCAATCTTTCCAAGCGGACCCGCCGCAACTGCGGCCCCGGCCCGCCCCAATATTCCGGTAATGGTTCCCGCTACTCCGGTAAACGCCCGCGTAGCAACGCCGCCCACGCCGGAAAATATGCGGGTAAACACGCCGCCCACGGCTCCGCCGATACCGGAAAACAGGTTTCCGATTTTCGTTCCGGCGAACATCTGCCCGAACGCGCGGCCTACGCCGCCCGCCGCGCTTCCGATTCCGCCGAAATACCCTGTGACGCTTTTTGCAACGCCCTTGACTTTAGACGCAAAGCCCACGGCTTCCACGCCCGCAAGGGCGAATTTGCCTTTGAACAGGGCCATGACCTTTTGAATGGTCAGTACCCCGCCTTTCAGGTCAAGAAATGCCAGCTTTGCCACCAGCCCCGCCGCCTTGAACGCCAGAAGTCCGGTGACAACCTTTGTGATCGTCCGTACCAACTCCGGGTTTGCATTGATAAACTCGGTCAGTTTGGAGATCAGCTCCGCGGCCTTTTCCGCGCCCTCGGTAAACGCCGGTAACAGCGCGTCGCCCAGCGCAATTTGTAGACCCTCAACCGCGGATTGCAACAGCGTTACTTTTCCTTGAAAGTTGTCCAGTTTGATTTGCGCCATTCGCTCCGCCGCGCCTGCGGAATTGTTGACCGAATCGGACAATTTTTGAAAATCTGCCTCGCTTGCATTGACGATCGCCAGCATACCCGCAAAGGATTCCTTGCCGAAAATGGCCGTTGCCGCCGCCACCTGCTCCGTTTCAGACAACCCGCCCAGACTGCTTCGCAGATTGTCCACCACTTCGCGGAATGACTTCATGCTTCCGTCTGCATTCGTCAGGCTGATTCCGTACTTGTCCATGTACTCTTTCATCTGCTTTGTCGGCTTCGCCATGTTCGCAAGGGCGGTTTTCAGCGAGGTTCCGGCCACTTCCGACTTTATGGACGCATTCGCCATCAGGCCGATTGCAAGGGAAACGTCCTCAACGGAATATCCCAGCGCGCCCGCGACGGGGGCCACTTTTTGGAAAGTCGCGCCCATCATTGCCACGTTGGTATTTGAATTGCTCGACGCTTGCGCCAGCACGTCCGCAAAGCGGCCCGCCTGATCTGCCGTCATGTTAAACGCGGTCAGCGCGTCCGTCACAATGTCAGAAACCTGCCCCAAGTCCTCGCCGGATGCCGCCGCAAGGTTCATAATGCCCGGCAAGCCGCCCAACATCTGGTCTGTTTTCCATCCGGCCATTGCCATGTATTCGAGGGCTTTTCCCGCTTCAACGGCGGTAAACTGCGTCGTCGCGCCCATTCTCTTTGCTTCATCCGACAAACGCTTCATTTCATCCGCGGTCGCGCCGGAAATGGCTTCTACGGTGGACATCTGCGCTTCAAACTCCGCGGCCTTTCTCACTGGCCCGGCGTAAATTGCCGTTCCAAGTGCCGCAAGGGTTCCGACGGTCCCCGCAAGTTGCGTTTTGGTCTTTGAAATCGCCGCGTTGTTCTGTTCCAACGCGGCGTTTACTTTTGCCAATTCCTCTTGACTTTTTTTGACCCGCTCGTAACTTTTGGATAATCGTTCGTTTTCCTCGGTCAGACGGGAGGTGTTCACCCCTGCGTCGGACAGTTCTCCGCCCAATTCGTTCAGCCGCGCTTCCTGTTGCTCGATTCTCGATGTGGTCGCCGCGATCTGCCGTTCGTTCTGCGCCATCTTTGCCCGCAGTTCTTCCGTTGGCTCTCCGGTTTCGCTGATTTCCCGTTGCAGTCGTTCATGCTCTGCGGTCAGCCGTTCCAGCTTTTGACGGTTCGATTCAAGGGCGGCTTCCTGCTTTTTGTAAGCGTCGATCTTTCCGGTGATAGAATTTAGCTTTTGCAGGCTGTTTTGCATTTGCCGCGTGGTATTCAGCGCGCTACTGAATGCCGCATTGAAGTTTCCGCCCAATGCGGCGGTCAGTTTGAAGAGAAGTTCATATTCCTTTCTTCCTGCCAAATTCTTCACCTCGCTTTCTGGTTCTTCTGCTCCGCTGTGGCGGCGTTGATGTCCTCAATCCATGCCGTGATCTCCGTCACGGTCATGTCAAGCCAGAATGGAACGGGCGTAAAGGTTGCCTGTGCCAGTTTGAAGCATTCCCGCCGCCACCAGCGGGCCGGGCTTCTTAAAAGCCCGTGTCGATTAAAAAACTTCTGGCCGCGTTGGTGATCTTGTTGAAATCTTTCAGGGGCATTGCTTCCAGCACGTCGCTTCCGATGCCCGCGGCCTTTGCCGCCATCTTCCCTTGAAAACTCCGGGAAATTTCCGGTGCAAGGGCGTATTCGTTGTTCATCTGCATTTCGGTTTCAATGGAAACCATGTCGCGCCCGGAAAGCCGCTCGAAATTGAACGTCAGTTCGGTGTAGGTCTTTCCCTCATACTCGAAAGGCTTCTTGAACACGTGCGTATAAACGCCCGTGTTGCCCTCTGCGGGCTTCTCTGCGGCTTCCTGTGCTGGTTCATGGGTGACGGCTTCCGCCGCGCCTGCGGGCCGCTCTGCGCCCTCTGTGGTGGTTTTTTTCTCGGTGTCGTTCATGGTCAATTCCTCCATTCAGATTTTCATAGGTTCAAATACAGAAAAAGGGCAAAGGAAAGCCCAGCGGGGGGGGAGAACCCCCGCCGGGCTTATGCCTTGCCAAGTGCCTTTCTAACGTCGGCCAGATAGTCGGTTCCGTTGATGTAGTAAATGAAATTGATAATATCAATTTCGAGGACCTTTTTCCCGTCGATGTAGGTTGCGAAATAGGTTGCCGCATACTCCCCGGACGCTTCCGCGGAGGCGGCGGGGGCCAGCTTTCCGGGCGCAAACTTCGTCGGCGTTACCATCAGCACGTGTTTTACCGCCTGTTGAATGAACTTGCCCGCGCTGTTGTCCCAATACTGTTGTGCCGCGCGCAAGTCAAGCTGGTGGTTGCGCGGCTCTGCCAGTTTGATTGCGTCGGCGGTCACAGAACGGAAATTCAGGGTCAGCGTCATTGCCTCGATATGCCCGACGAACGCGCCGTTGAACGCGCCCGCGATTCCCGCGCCCTTGACTTCCTCCGTGATCTGCGAGATTTCAGGAAGCGTAGCTTCCGCCATTCCGTAAAACTCCGTCGCGTCCTCATACACGGCAAAGTTGGTTGTGCCGTTGTCAACTTTCATGCTGTCTTTCCCTCCTTATGCCGCCAAAGCCGACGAAACATAGTCCGCGTCGTACTCCAACACGAATTCGCATTCTTTCATCGGGCTGGGCGGGGTCATGTAGATGTGGAAAACCGCTTTTCCAGCCATAAGCGCGGTTTCGCTGTTTTCCTCTTCCAGAAATTCCACGCGCCCGCCCAGCAGCTTTTCCTCGTTGACAAGGCCGTTCAGCCAGATATTAACGGAATTCACGATGCTGTCGATCAGGCGGCGCGTCATCTTCTTGTCCAGCTTGCTCCAATAGGACAGGACAAGCGAATTCGCAACCCATCCGAACATGCGCGACACGGGAATGAAGTAGTTCTTCACGTCCGTATCGGCGGGGAAACAGGCGGTTTCGTTGCCCCACAGCACATACCCGCCAATGAAATTTAACGCGGTTACAATGCCGTTGCTGTTCAGGTAGTTTGCTTGATTCAGGTCGAGAAGAACGGTGGTCCCGTCGGCAAGGCACGCCCGGTCGATCTGCAAAGACTTGTTGGAGGGGCTTTCCGCCGGGCAACCGCCGTTGTCCGAATCGGTCGCCGTCATCCGCGCCGCGGTGTGGACCGACGCATGAAACACGTAATCGCCCAGCCCGAACAGGGGCCAGCAAAGGATTTCCGCCTTGTCGTTGATGTTCTGCGTTTTCTTCCACGCGGGCGCGTCTGCGTAATGCGTGACTTCCGTTGTGTCAATGTCAATCAGGGCTTTTGCGCCGTGGAAAACGCCGTTGATGGTTTCCGCCTTTGCCCGCATTGCCGCCGCGACGGTGGATTTGTGGGACCATCCCGGCGCAAGAATCATGTCGCACACGATTCCGTATTTCGGGAAAACCTTGTCAATCAGTTCCAACCCGGAATACTTCTTTGTGCTTACCTCAAAACCGCCGATAATGTCTTTCTCCGCGATTTTGGAGGGGTCCACCGCGTCAAACGCAATGGTTAGTTCTCCCGTCCGCTCTGGAATGCTCCCGCCCTCGATCACTTCAAGAATTAGATTTTCGCCCTCGTAGAACAGGTCGAAATCCTCGCCTGCGGTATAGTCAGTGACTTTCACCGTGTCTTTCAGGGCTTCCAGCGGCAAAAGAACCTTTCCGTCCGTGACGGTGTAATTCTGCTCCGAAACGCTCTTCTTGTGCTTTGCGGGGTCCAGAATGTTCACGAATACGACAGGCGATACGCCGTACAGTTTGAACTGTGCATAGATCGCTTCGCAAATCGGATAGTTTTCCCAGTTGTCACTGTACCCCATAGCGGCCACGGCCTCCGCGTAACTCTGGCACATGATCGGGTCGTTCACGCTTCCGCCGACGGTGTGCGCCGGGGCCGCGCCTACGACGAACGCAATCCCGGAATCTGCCGTAACAGGGGTCGAAACCGACGTGTCAACCTGCCGCGTCGAAACCCCGTGGAAATACTCTGCCATTTGTTATACCTCCTTGTTTCCCCGCATTGTCGAAACAATGTCGTTGTAATACTTGTGCGCAAGGTTTCCGGGCGTTTTCACCTTGACGTGAAACGCGGAAAGCCGCTCAACGGGGACGATCATCCGCGCTACAAGGGGATAGTCCGCGATCACGTCCGCAAGGTACGCTTTCACGTCCTCGAACGTCCCGTTGAACACGGCGTTTTCTTTCAGTCTCCCGTGGGGGAGGGACGGCCCGGCATAGACGAACAGGTTGTACCCCTCCGGGGCTTCCTGCGCGTCCTCTGCGGGCGTTTCCTGCCCGGCGGTGTCCTCGGCCCCCTCTCTGTCCCCGGCCTGTCCTGCGCCGCCCTGTGCGGCTTGTTGGCCGTCTGCGTCGGTTCCCTCCGGGCCGGTGTTCAGTTCCGCCCCGTCGGGCGCGCGGCTGTTTGCGCCGTCCAGCGCGGCAAGAATTGCCGTTTTTGTCATGCCGTCGTCGGCCTGCACGCCGTTTGCGGCGGCGATTTCCAGCAATTCCGCTTTCGTCATGCTGGGTTTATAGTTCATTGCCATACTTTTTGAACCTCACTTTCTACAACGGGCATTTCCCATTCCGTCATCATTTCCCCCAAATAGTAGGGGGCTGTCGTTCCGTCCGGGTACACAATCATTTCAAGGGGCGGTTTCAGCATGTACCGCTCTCCAATCACGCCGTCTTTCAACAGGGCAACACGAATTCGGGTCAGCAGGTTCAGAACGCATGTTGCGCCCTCGCTTTCGTCCTCCGAATACGTCGCGGCGACGATTCGCACCGTACAGACGCTTTCCGGTTCCTCTCCCGGCTCCTGTGTGTCTGTGCTTTTGATGTACTGCAACAGCAGATAGGGGACGCGCTCGGTCTGCGCCTTTTTGGTCGGCAACCGCATTTTGTAAATTTCCGCGGGCCGCTCTTTCGGCTCTCCGCTCCGGCGGTCTACGCGGACAGGCAAAAGCATGTCCTTTGTTTCGCGCCGCACGAACTCTTCCAGCACGTCCAAAAGGTCTAAAGGTGTCATGTCTTATCCTCCGTAGCCGTTCAGAATCCGGGTGATTTCATGTTCAATCCGCTTGTTTATGACTTCCTGCGCCTTTTCCTCCACCTGCTCCACAACCACGCTGTTCGCCGCCATCTGTGCGGCGGATGGTCCCATGAACTCGGTGATCGGAAGTCTGCCTGTTCCGTCCCGCTCGAACATGCCCGTATGACCGCTTTTCATTTTTGCGATAAATGCGTGTGCAAACGGGGTTCGCCCGCTCTCCGCCAGCACCGCCGCCGAAACGGTCGCGCGCTGGACGGGGAGGGTCGGGGAGACATTGAAGCGGTAAAGGGGGATTTTGTACCCGGCAAACGATACCATTCCCACAACCCCGCCGTCCGCTTTCTGCGTCCGCACTTTGATTGTGGTGTCTGCCCGGACATTCTGCCGGGTGATTGCGTAAACGCTCGTGATGCCCTTTAGGGCCTCTGTTCTCACGGTGTTGTTGGCCCGGCGAATGACGCTTGCCATTGCCTTTTCCGCGCCTTTTGGAACGCCGGAAAGAATCAGGTTCACCCGCTCGATCTGGTCGGCTGTAATCTGAATCATTCGGTCAACGCCTCCATGTAAAGCACGATTTCCCCGGCTTCCGGGTGAACCTTTGTGATTCGGTACAGGCAATCCCCGATTTCCACGTTCAGGTCCTTTTGCGGGATGGTTTTCAACAGGGACAGCGGAACATACATGACAAGATCGACAAGAATCAAACCGTCCACGTGGTCCGTGGACGGCTTCTTCCGGTCCTGCGCCCCGCCGTCGTCGATGATGACCGGGCCTTTGTAGCGGATTCCGTCAATCCAGAATTCCACAACGTCGGCGTGTTCCCGGCTGTTGTGGAATACGGCGGTCAAATCCCGCTCCACCTGATCTTTGAAATTCATGGTTAAAGTACCTGCGCCACGTACCAGCTATTGACCTCATGGGGGACGGTCAGCGGCTTGCTGTTGATTTGCAGGAAGCGGCGGTCCGGGCGGCGTTCAATCCATGTCTGCGGCACCTTGTCGCCCTCCACGGTGACAAATCCCTTGCCCTCTTCGGGAATCATAGTGATTGCGCCGTAGTAGATGGAGTAATCCGCCTCCGTATAAAGCAAAGCAATGTGCTTGTCCGGTACAATGGGCTTGTTTTCCGGTTCGCCCGGCTCCGTCCAGTCGTCCAGATACCATTCGTTGTACTGATAGAAGTCAAGCCCCAACTTGTGATACGTGCCGATGTAAGTTGCTCCGTTCGGAAGTTGCCGGGGCTTGATGACCGCAAGATCATAGGCTTTCACGTCCAGCACTTCTTTAACCTTTGCGTGGTTAATGAACGCTGTTGCAACATCTTTCGCCATGACGCAGACGTTGCAGTTCACGAAACCTTCCCGCTGTACGATTTCGTGCCACCGCTCAATGTCTGCCAGCGGGTCGCTCTGCGCGTTGTCCCACTTCTTTTCGGCGGACACGATGGTTTCTTTGTTGGTGAAGTCAAAGTCGATGACTTCATTCACACCCTCGCCAACAATCGGAATCTGCCCCGTAAAGATCGCTGTCGCCGCCATCCACTCTTCCCGGCGCACGATCATTTCGTTCAGTTCCCGCAAATCCTCCGCCAGCTTTTCCACGGCGCGTTCCGCGGGCTTTCTGCCGCTGTAAGGGTCCTCGCCCGCGGCCCGCTCCAACAGGTCGTCAACGGTGGTAATCTTGTTCGGGGCCAGCAGAACGGGGGTGTAACTCTTCGTCTGATAGCCCGTGTTCAGGATGGTTTTCCCGCCTACTTTCGGATGAACAAAGGGCGCAAGGGCGCGGGACCCCTTTTTGAAGTCCACGTCAACGCTCTTCGTGTTGAACGTCCGGCGGTTCTTGAAAAAAGTATCGCGGAAGAACGTATGCACCGGAGGCATACGCCGAACCAGCTTCCCCAGCGTGCGGGGAGTATAGATGGTAGTTTCGATTCCCATTTTGTTTCCTCTCCTTTACTTCAAAAAGATTCCGATATTTCGGAATGCGGTTGTCAGGGTTTCCACGGTCACACTGTCCGGGAGATTGATTGCGTCCGCGAAAAATTCGCCCGTCAGGTAAACAACGACATCTTCTCCGGCTCCCGCGTCGCCCGCCGCAATGCCGTAGATTCCCGCCGTGGTGTTCTCGTACTCTGTTTTTGCCGGGGTAGTGCTTCCGCTGTCAGCCGCGCTTGCGTCCACCTTGACGATGGGTTCCACCTTGCCGCCAACCAGTTTCACGGGGTCGTATTTCTTGACGCTTTTCCCGCTCGAAACCTCGCGGACCGCTGTTGCAACGGGATAATCGCCCGCAAAAAAATTCACCGGGCTTGTCTGGTCTTTCTGAATCTCGTACATGCTTCTTTCCTCCTTACTTTACGTCGGGGAACAGCTTGTCAATGGCCGCGTCCACTTCGTCGGGGCCGTCGCCGCCCGCTCCCTCTCGCTGTCCTCCGGTCCCAACGTTGCCCGCGCCGCTCGCGTGCGCGTCGTCGTCGCGGTCCTGAATGTACTTGCCGCCCTGTTTCTTCTGCTCCGCAAGAATCGCTTTCGCAACGTCGCCCGCGGCAATGGGTGTCTTGAACTTTGCGTCCGCCACGATGGTTTCATAGCCCGCAATCGCCACGTCCTCGATGTCCTGAATGCGCTTGCGCTCCGCGTCGGTCGCCGCTTCCTCGATCTGCTTTGTCAGGTCAGGAAAAGCCGCTTTCAGGTCGGCCACGGTCTTAATGTCTTTGATTCCGTCCATGTTCTCTTCGCTCCTTTTCGGTTCATTTGTTGTTGGTTTATTTGAAAAACCGCCGTGTGCGCGGGCCGTCGTGCGGTTTAACAACGAAATCGGCATATTCGGATAACGGTTCAGGTCCAGCGAAACGCTGTTGACAACGATTTTCGCGGCGTTTTCAATGGTGGTTTCCGCGTCCTCAAACATCAGCTTGTCGCAAAATCCAGCGTCAACCGCCTGTTTTCCGTCAAACCAGCTTTCCGCCGCCATAATTGCGGCAACCTCCGCCGCGTCTTTCCCCGTTTTCAGGACATAAGCATTCACAATAGACTGTTTGACCACTTTTAATTCCTCGGTCATCTTTGCAAGGTCCGCTTCGTTGAAGTAGCCCAGCAAGCCCAAGGACGGGTCATGCACCATGAAAACGCCGTTCCCCGGAATCTCGATCACGTCGCCTGCCATTGCAACAATCGTCGCCGCGGACGCGGCCCACCCGTCGATTTTTACGGTGATCTTTGCCGCGTTGTCCTTTAGGCGGGTGTAAATCGCATTCGCGGCGAACACGTCGCCGCCGCCGCTGTTGATTCGCACAACGATTTCAGGGACGGCCCCCAGCGCGTCCAATTCCTCTGTAAACTGCCGCGGGGTCACTTCGTCGCCCCACCACGTTTCGGAAGCAATGTCGCCGTATAAAATCAGTTCCGGGGCGGCGTTATCTCCCGCCGCGGCCCGGAACGTCCAGAAATGTTTATTCTTTACCTGTTTGTGCTGGGCCTGCGCCCGGCTCTGTTCCTGTGCCATCTGCTTTCGCCTCCCTTAACATTTTTTCTTCCCGTTTGATCTGCGCGGCGTTCCGGTAGAAATCGGACCCGTTCATTTCCATTGCTTCCCGGTCGCGGGTGGAAAATCCGTTCTGCACCCGCTTTTCCGCCGCGGTCACTTCCTGCACCGGGTTCAAAAGCCCCTGCGCCGGGCCGTTCCATTCTGCGCCTGTGTACGCCTTGCGAATGATAGGGTCGCCAAAAAATCCGGGCGCGGGGATTCGTCCCTTTGCCACGGCCTCCGCGAACCATTCTTCATAAATCGGTTGGCAGAAGTCATTTGCAAGCCATGTCCGGTACATTCGGAACATTTTCCACGCTTCCAGCAACGCCCCGCGGGACGCGCTGTAAGACGCGTTGAAGTTCTTTACCAATAGTTCATAGGGGATTTCGAGGGCCGCGCCGATCTGCCTGCAAATCGCAACCACGAACCCGTCAAACGCCGTGTTCGGCCTGCCGGGGTTCATGTCGTGCGCCTTTTCTCCCTCGTTCAAGTCCACGATTGCGCCGGGCGCAAGTTCAATCGTGCTGTCGTCGCCCGCGTCCACCTGCGCTTCCTCCGGGATGATCTCGCCAAAGGTTCCGTCGCTGGACGCGGATTCCTTTTCGATGAACACCGTGAACATACCGGAAACCACGGCGGCGACAAGTTCCGCGTCGGTATATCGGCCCAACTGCTTCAATGCTTCAATGACAGGGGCCAGAAACGGCACGCCGCGCCGTTGTCCGATGCGCTCCCGGTTCATAATGTGAAGCACGTTCCGCCGTCCGGTCTTTGCGCCCCATGCTTCAACCCGCGTCCACCCATATTCGCTTGCATCGTAGGACAACGGATGGTGCTTGCTGATATGGTACGCGATCACCTCGCCCGCGTCGTTGGTTTCCACGCCTCCGACGAAATGCGGGTCAACCGTTCCGTTCGGGTTGCTCAATCGGTCCGCCTCAATCAGACAGATTCGCAGGTCATACGGGCAGTTCACCCGCTTTGTCACTGGCAACGTGGCGATCACGTCGCCGCTCATAAGCCAGTTCAGAAAGGCCAGTTGTTGCAGTTCATAGAAATTGTCCAGCCGTTCAAGGTCGCAGGCCGGGGAATCCGCCCACAAGGAAAATTCCCGCTCGATCTTGCGTTCAAGGTCGCGTGCTGTTTCTTCATCCATTCCCAACGCCTCATAGTCAATTTGACTTTTCAGCCGCAACCCCGCGCCGACAACATTTGTCCGGCACGTTTTCAGCGCGCCCGTTGCCAGCGGTACGCCCATGTAAAGATCGCGGCACCGTTGCCGGAGGACGGAAAGGTTCTCTTGTATATCCTCTTTTGCGGACCCGCCGCCATACAACCAGCCCAGCATTGATTTTTTTGTCTGTGACGCGCCGTAGTTGCTGTACCCGCTGTCCAGTATTTCCAGCTTCCGGCGGGCGGCGGCGCGCTTCACGGCCCGTTGCGGCGATACTGCGGCAATCATTCGGTCGAACGTGTTCAACCCGCTTCGCCTCCTTTGTCATGGTCTTAAAGGTCCCGCGGGACCACGCGGAAAACGCGGTTTCGCCCGCCGCGCTTTTCGATGTTTTCCAGCCGCGCAACCTCGTTTTTCCAAAATTCGATTTGTTGCCGGATGTCCGCAAGGTCCGCTTTTGTCAGGCTCCGCGAACCGATGGTGTAGCTTTGGTGTGTCGTAACCTCCAATTCCGCTTCCAGCCATGCGGAAAGGTGCTTTCTTGCGATTTCAAGGCTGATTCCCGCCATTTACAAAATACCTCCGTTGGTTCTTGATCGTCTGCCCCGCCGCTTCTGCGCGGGGGCGGCTGTGGCCGCGTCCCGCTCCGTCCGTTTCAAAACCGGATTTGCAATTTCCAAAGCGACGGTCGCATAGTTCCGAATATCAAGCGGTTCATTCCGCTTGTACCCGCCGTCTTTCAGCGTCCAGACGTATTGCGCTTTTCCGCGCTTATAGGTGATCACCATTTTTTCGGCGGTCAGGCCGCGGAAATACTCTTGCGTGTACCCCCGGTCCTTTTCACGCGGAAAATGGCAATAATTCGGCCCCTCTTCCTGCACCGCCAGTCGTTGATATAAAAGGGCCTTGCCCGTGTCAACTCCGACAGTGAAAAGAGGGGCTTTGATATTGTTCGCCGTTGACGGCCTATTGAAGTACGGCACTTCTGCGCCGCCTTTTCCCTTGATTGCGAACACACGCCGGGCCGTCCGCTCTTTGCAGAATCGGTAAACCTGTGTCGTGAAGTGTCCGCCGGAATCCACGCAGGCGCAAATAATTTTCAGCCGCCGCCCGTCTGCGGTGGTGAACGTCTGCGAAAGAAACTTGTCCAGTTCATCCCACACGGGCTTCAACTTCAAGTCGCCGTAGATCGCCTGATACTTGATTCCCCAGCTTTCCTTGTCCACGCCCCAGCCGACAACCTCCACTTCAAATCGGTCGTCCTGCACGTCCACGCCCGCGGTCAGCACCAGCACTTCTTCCGGGACCTCGCAATTATAGCGTTCGCGGCGTTTGAAGAGGTCGTCCGTTTCGATTTGTTCGCCCTCTTCCTCCCACGTTTCGCCCATTTCGGTATTTGTCCAGACTTTTAGAAGTTCGATGTTGCCTTTTTTCTTCTCTTCGTTTGCTGTCAGGAATTTTTCGACGATTTCCCGCCATTCCACAAAGAGGGAGGCAAGGGCGTTCAAATGGAATCCGCGCACCTTTCGTTCCGGGTGTGCCGCAACGAATTTACCCTTTCCGAACTGCTCTTTCCACTCCGTTTCGCTGGAAACCACGCCGCACGCCGGGCAAGCGCACCCGATTTCGTCCAGCTTGTCCCGGTCGAAAATGATATTCGCCCACAAAAGCGGCGTGTATGCCCCGCACGCCGGGCAAGGTACGTTCCATTCCTCTTGTGTGCTGTGTTCAAATTCAACGGCGATTCTGGACGTTTCCTTGTTGGTCGGCGTACTCACGCACACTTCTTTCTTGTTCCAAAAGGTCGCAAGCCGCTTCCCGGCCAGCAACAGGGGGTCGCCCTCATTTCCAGCCGTGGCCGGGTAGCGGTCTATTTCGTCCGCAAGCAGAATCCGAATCGGGCGGGAGGCGAGGGAGGACGGCGAATTTGCGCCAACCATCGTCACATGACCGCCGGGGAAAATTTTCTGCAAGATCGTGTTCCCGCTGTTCCGGCTCTTGTCGTTCACGCGGTCCCGTAAAACAGGGGTGTCCCGCAACATCGGGGAAAGGCGGTCTTTGGAGAATGTTTCCGCCATTTGAATGGTCGGTTGCATGACCATGATCGGGGACGGGTCGTAGTGCATATAGTAGCCGATCGGGTTCAGAATCAGCGCGTCCGTTTTCCCGATCTGCGCCGCCGACATGATGACCACTTTTTGAATCCGCATGTCGCAAACTGCGTCCATAATCTCCCGCTGGTATGGGGCCTTTGATGTGCGCCATCGGCCCGGCTCCGCCGACGATTCGGAGGACAAGCGGCGGTATTTGTCCGCCCATTGCGATATGGTCATATTCGGGGGAGGGGCCAGCACCGCGAAAATCCGGGTGAACAGGTCAACCGTCGCTTTTTTCATTGCTGTTCCCTCTTTCCCCGAACGTAGTTTTGAAATCGGAAAGTTCCATCAATGCTTCGTCGATATGATCTTTCAGCAGGGCGAATATCTCTGCCTTGTCCGTTTTCTTGCAAAGGACCGGGGCCAGCTTTGACGGAATCGCCATCAGGCGGGATTTGAAGTTTACCAGCATATCCGTCATAACGGCCTCGATGTCCGCCGCGGCGTGAAGCGTGTTTTCTTTCAACTGCAATTCGTATTCTTCATTCTTTCGCTTTGCCCGAACCAGCTTCGCCCGCTCGGTGTTGTAATCTATCGTCTCTTCGCTCTCCGGGTTCCTCTTTCGGAGATAATTTATATAGCGGTGGTTCGTGTCGATCAGGTCGTACAAACCGGGTCGAACTTCTGCGATCACCTTTTCGTCGCGCAACTGCCGCACCCGTCGTTCCGACACGTCGAGGAATCGGGCAACCGCTTTCGCGTCGTAAAGTTTCACCGTTTTTCCACCCCTCCCGCGCTTTTTTGGCATACCCCCTTAAAAATTTTCCCGGCCCCGGAAGCGTTCAAAAAAATTTCGTATCTAAAAAAACGCCGGGGCTCGCTGGACCCGCAGGCCGCGCGGCCCGCCGAAAGAACCTATTTCATATTTCCAATTCGTCCGGCTCTTCCGCTTCGTCGTTGATCTCTCCCGTTTCAGGGTCGATGTCGTATGCTCCTGAAAGTTTCTGCTTTGCAAGATTATATTTCCGCTCTTCAAGCCGCAGGCGGCGGCTCTCCATCTCATATCCCTTGATGGAATCAAGCAGTTTGATAATGCGCCCGTGTATTCTGTTCAGTTCGGCTTCTAACTTCATAGCCCGGTCGAATGCGCTTGCCTTTATGACAGTCTGCATTGTCACCGTGTAGCCCTCGCGTTCAAGGGCGCGTTCCTTGTCGCCCGTGGTGTCCTGCAATGCGGCAATCTCCCGTTGCAGGGCTTCCAGCTTCTTTTCCTGCTGTCTGGTTGGTTTCTTTCCGTCGCTCCCGTCCATATCCCAAATCATGGAATCTTCTTCCCGTTGCAGGGCTTCCAACTTCTCTCGCTGTTGTTCTAATCGTTTTGTCCCTTTTGGGGCGCGCATTTCAACAACGCGGTCAATATAAAGCGCGGCTGGGTCGCCATGTTCCAGCGCGGCAATCTTGTTTTGCAGGTCGGCTTCCTTTGCAATCAGTGTTTGCAGTTCTGCAAGCATATTTGTTTCCGTGTCCAGCGTGATTCCCTCGATATACTCCCGCTGTTCCTGCGGTAGATCACATAGGCGGACCGTGGAATATGCCCCGTGCGTTTCGGCATTTTTATTCCCTACGGGCGCGCCCGCTCCCACGGCATTTTTATTGCCCGGCTGTCCGCCGCGTTTCCGCTTCGGTTTCTGTGCGTCAAGGTCTGCTTGCCAATTATCAAGGCTTTTCCATTTTCGGACCTGTTCAGCCCTTACGCCGAATTGTTCCGCAAGCTGTTTCGCCGTCATGGTTCCGCCGGATTCAAGCCATGCCCGGCGCACTTTGTCCCGCTCCGGGCTTCTCGCTTTTGCCATTGTCTACGCACCCCCTTTCGTTTGTTTCCTATTTTTCGCCCCGCATACTTCCGCGGAAGCGCGTAAAAAACGGGCCATGTTCAAAACATGGTCCGTTTTCTGCACTCGAACGGCGCGGAGGAATACGCCGCCCGAATCGTTGTGTTCATTTTCCACAATACCAATTTTACCACGGAAAACGGGCAATGGGTGGCAATCTTATTTTTCCGGGAAGCGATAGCGCGAAATGATTTTGTTTGCGCTGAAATTCCTTGCCAGACAGTCCAGCGCGGCGGCGCGGATATTCCGGCATTGCCGCGGGCTGTAATTTACTCGTGCCGAAAGCCGTTCCCATTGTTCGCCCTCTATGTAAAACCCCTGAATCAACGCTTTTTCGGTGTAATTCAGGCATTTCAATTCTTCCGCGATCTCTGCTTTTATTTTCCCGATTTCCTCTATCTCGCGCCGCAATCGGTCAATGGTCTGTGTGACAGAACGGGGGATATTCAGCACCACACGTTCAACGGGATTTGAAGTCGTGCCTTTCCCGTGCGGCATACCGTCGGAATTGACCGCCCCCAACGTCGAATAATACTGATCTTCGAGGTTCTTAATAACCCGCTCGTTCATTTTGATTGCTTTGTCTGCGTCCCTGTAATAATGCAGAATCACAATAACTTTTTCCCTGTTCACGTCCGCTTCCTCCGCTCTGCTTTAGGGCGGCTTATATATCCGCCGATAAATTCGTGTATTTTCCGCCCGCCGGATTTCCGCCCGGTATTGCTGTTCGATTATCTTCGCCCGCGCCCTATTCCGCTTCCTCCGACGGACGCGCGGTTCAATGTCTATCGGCTCCAACTCTTCCGCCAGTTCACGAAATACCGCTGTCAGCTTGTCGAACGCTTCCCGAATCTCGCCCGAAATGAAGTTTAGTGCGCCCAAAATCTTTTCAGTTGCCTCTTCCGCGGTAAACGTTGTTCTTTCAGCGTATTTTCTCGCGGCTTCTCTTATGCTTTCGGCCTGTTCCGCAGTAAATCCGGCCAATTCGATTTTGTCCATCTGCACGCCCTCACTCTTCCGCGGGGGAACAGATATATTCCACCGAACACAAGATTTTCAGCATCTTCCCGCAATGCGGACAATGCACGGGACCGACGGCCTGCGTCCCGAATGTGTTATATCGCGTGACCTGCCCCGCGTCGAACTTCTCACCGCAACACGGGCAAATCCCTTTCCCGACGCACCGCGTTTCTTTCTGCGGCTGTCTTTCCGCCCCCGTTTGCTCCTGCGCGTCCTCTGTTGGCTTTTCGGCCCCCTCCGGGTCCATCTTCACCGCCTGCGGCTTCTGCCCATCCTGCGCGTTCTGCGGGCCGTCTGCGGGGTGTTCCGCCCCCGGCGCTTTGTCCCATTCGATTTTCGGAGGCGGGACGGTGGAGGGAATGCAATGCGCCGCGGGCGGCGTGTGTTCGTCCCGCTCCCGGACGGGTTCATCAGGTGGCGCGGTTTCTTCCGGTTCCTCCGGCGGCTGTTCGGCCTGCGGCGGGGGAGAGGGCGGGGCGTTCTCCCGTGCGCTGTGGGGGCAAACTTCGCCTTGCGGCAAGCGGCAAACGTCCTGCCCGTTGTATTCGCATTCCTCAAAGTCCCGGCAATGGAAATCCCCGTCTTTCGCCTCCGCGTCCCGTTTCCTCTCCCGCGCGGCCTTTATGGAGATTTCCCCGGTCTGCTTATAGTCCTCGAATGCGGCGCGCTGTTCGTCCTCCGGCAATCCGGCCAGTTCATAAGCCGTTGAAAGGTTTATGTGGTCTGCTTTCAGTTCTTCTTTGAACTTCGGGTACAGGTGACGAATAATGGTGTCATACCGCCCAATCTGCGCCGGGCTTGTGTGAAGCACTTTTGCGATAAAATCGCGGGTTCCGTCTGCCTGAACCTCGCTGTCCCCGAACACGGTTTTGACAATCCTTTGCAGGACGGCCACGAACCGCGGGCGGGTCTTTGCCTTTTCCAGCACGTCCCGCAAGTAGCGCACTTCCTCGATCTTGTCCCACGCCGTTTTCTCCCGCTGGGAGTTGGTGACAATCAGGTTCAGGCCGTCCCGGATTTCCTGATCTTCCGCCGCCTCTTCGTTCGGCTCCACGGAACAGGTGACGAATTCATATTGCGGCTTTCCATCTTCCACAAGGGCCAGCGACGCAAGGCGGCGGCGGTGGCCTGCAATGACCTTGTATTTCCCACCGTCCAGCGGAACAACGGTCAGGTTTTGCAGAACTTTCCCGGCGATCTCGATTGCCGCTTTCAGTTCTTCAATCTCCCGCATGGAATAGAAGTTATCTTCCGACGGCACAAGGTCAAAGACGCTGATTTTCTTTATTTCGCTTTCAGCAGGGCGGGGCGGGGTGTTCCCGCCCTCCGCCGCCTGCCGCGACGCGTTGTTCAAAATCTGATTCAGATTGAATTTTCCCATGATGTACGCCCCTTTCTGTCCGAATCGGACGGATTCAATCTTTCCCGCGGTTCAGGTATTCCCGCACAAATGCGATATAGTCCATAGCGGTCCCGCTCCGGCGGCTGTATTCCGCAATCGGCATTTCCGAAAAGGTGCTTTCGGTGACTTTCTCCGAATACCGAATGCGGGTGTCAAATACGGGGTATTCCGGGCGGCTCCGCAACCACGCTTCGCCCTGCTTCTCTGCGTCGGCCCTGATAAAGCAGGTAATCAGGCACCCGGCCAGCCGCAAGCGCGGGTTCAAGTCGTCCCGCGTGTCCTCGATCTGTTCTTTCAGTTCGGCCAGCCCGTCGAAAGCGTACTTGTCAATCTTAATCGGAATAATCACGTCATCGGAGGCAACAAGGGCGTTTATCGTGGAAATGTTGATGTCCGGGGCGTTGTCGATAATGCAGAAGTCATATTGCCCCGCTACGGGGTCCAGCGCGGCCCGCAGGCGCGTTTGCTGTGGCCGGGTGGTGTCCATCAGCACTTCCATATTTGCGCGAATCAGCGTCATGTTAGCGGGCAATACGTCGATATTCTCGAACCGGGTCTTTTTGGTGACCTCCCGCACGTCCAGCCGCCGGGCGGTCAGAACGTCGGAAAGGCTCTTGTCATCGTAGGAATGGACCCCGAACGCCTTTGACGTGTTGCCCTGCTTATCGTTATCCACAAGCAAAACCCGCTTATTGTGGAAAACCGCGAGGACGTGGGCCATGTTGTCGGCGGTCAGTGTCTTTGCCACGCCGCCTTTCAGGTTGATAATGGAGATAATTTTCATCGGTCAAACCTCCTTGTTTTATTTCTCCCGCTCGACGGCGGGGTTCTATGTGCGCCGCCGCTTCCGCCGCGGGGCTTCCTGAATCTTCACCAGCGGACCGCGCCCGTCCAACTCATACAGAAACACGGCTTCCCCGGTCTGTGCGCTGTACTGGCACACAATGTCGGTAATCGTGCGTTCCTCCGCCGGGAAGCGGAACGCCAGCCCCGGCGGGTGGATTTCGCGCCCCGTCACGATCTTGTCGCCTATCTCATAGGGGCAAGAGGCGGAAATTTTTATGATCGTCATGTGGTCGCCTACTTTCTGTTCGGTCCGGCGCGGCGTTACTCGAACCGCCGCTTGATGAAGTCCACGAATTCCGGCGGAAGTGGGCCGCTTTCATCCTCCGCAATCAGCATTACGCCTCCGCTTTGTGTCGCGGCTTCCCGTTGTTCCGGGCGCGGGGTCGCGGCAATATGGACCAGCTTTCCGCTGTTGTCCAGTTCATACATGAATGTAACGGTCCCGTTCTTTACGCTATGTACGCACACAATGTCAGTGATCGTGTGGGCCTCTTCGACAACCGTTGCCGGAATCAGGTGGAAACGCTTCGCCAGTTCTCCCCTTATTTCTCGCCGGATTTTAATTTTGTCGCCAATCTCGAAAGGGCATGTTGCATTGAATGCCGCAAGTTTCATTGTTCTGCCTCCATTTCTCCGGGGAAATTGATGATTTCCCTGGTGCTTTCGTCTACGTTGATTCGGTACTGTGTTTTGTCTATGGCTTCCGTCGCGGGTCGGTCTATCTTCTTTTCCGCCAGCGCGCGGCTACATTGCCGGGCCAGCGCGGAAAGGTGGTAGACGAACTTTTCATTGATGACGTTATACGGCATGATGACCGCCGCGACGAAAAGCCCGGTCTTTGCGACAATGTATGTCATGCCCTGCGGGGTTTCCCGCTCGTACAACTGCACCATGTCAATTACATCTTCCAGCGGCGATAAATACTTGTTCTGAATGAACGAAATCCCGTTCCGCGTTTGCAACGGCTTCAACACGCCGCCGTCGTACACCAGTGAAAGGCTCTCTTCGTCAATCCGGTGTTCCGTCTGGTCCGTGTCGGAAAGGTTGATTCCCTCCGGCGCGCGCTGGTGACGAAATATGATCTTCTCTTGCTGTTTGGCTGAAATGTCGAACATGGAATAGATATTTTCTTCATCCATGTACGGAAGTCCTGTGATCGGGTAAATTGCGGATGAATCCCCAAGCCATTGTGAAACCTCTCCGCCGGATTCCTCCCGGTCGTACAGACAGAAAATTTTCGTTTTACTGCAAATGGAAGCAACTTTCTTTAGCTTCATGTGGGTCCACCGCCTTTCTTTTCGAGATATTCCCGCATGACCCGGACGGCCACGCGGCACGCCTCTTCCGTGGCCGCAAGCACCGCTTCCGAACCCCTGAACCCTCCAAAATACCGATAGCCAAACAGGGCGGCGCGGCTTGTCTCCGGGTCAAGGATTGCTATGGCCTCTTCGATGGTCATTTTCTGTTGTTCTCCCATTCCGGCTTCCTCACTTCCTGCGGCGCTTCCTGCGCTTCTTTTTGGGTGTCCGGGGCGGGGGTGTGGCCGTCTGCGGCTCCGGCACGATCTCTTCGCAAAGAACTTCGATTTCCTCCACGTCCTCCGGCTGAAAACATAGTATCGCGCCGGGGTCGTAGGTCCCCGCGGCCCAATCCGCCTTGAACTGTTCAAGGGCGTTTTTGTATCGGGGGAACGGGTGGACCTGCTCGGAATGATAAATTGCCATCATCATTCGTTCGTCGTCCGCTGGGTCCCAATTATGCAGGTGATAGGCTTCGTGGTTGTCGTAGTCCCATAGGGACAGCAGAACCACCAGCCCGTCAAACTCTTCATTCGCCCGCTGAATGTTCTCGAAATCCCGGTATGTCATGCCCTGTCCGGCGTACCTCTCCCGGATTTTCTGAATGGTCTTGCCGCCCGTATGGAGGCGGCACCGAATGACTTTCGGTTGATAGGTCATGTATTTTCACCGTCTTTCCCGCTGTTGAAAGCAAAAGTAAACTGGTTGCTTTTCATCTTTTCCGCCGGGGTGAAATTCGTTTTGATTCCGATAATTCCTTCTCCCGGTGTTTCCTGAACCGGAGGCCCGCTATAAGTCACCGTCCCGGCCAGTTCCGACCCGCGGTAAACACTGTATGTCCCGTACCCGCTGATAGTCTGTATTGCAAACGGGAGGAAAGGGAGAACTTCAAGCGGCGCACCTCCTAACGAAATATCGTCCGTTGTCGGCCCGTGTGCGATTTCTCCGCTGTCGCAATATTGCTTCACGATTTCGGAAACAGCAGAATTGACCGCGCTTATTCCGTCCTCCGTGTGCGGGGTGTATAGCAAATCTGTTGCCGCGCGCGTGATTTCCCTCTTGATCTGACGGGACATTTCCGCCGCGCGCTGGTCCCAGTTCCACCAGCCCTGTTTCCCTCTGGCCGGGAAAGGTTCGTCGAACATGACCGGGTTTTCAAGGACCCACGCGAACCGCCCCGGCGAATAGTCGCCCAAAAGCCGCTCCCGGTCATCCAGACTGTCCACAAGGTTTTCAACAGGTACGCAATCGACGATTTCCACGGTCCCGACCACCGCGCCGTAATGAAGTTCCATTGATTCCGGCAATATCGAATCAAGCGCAACGCTGATATAGTCCGGTCCTCCGATTGCCGCATGGACCGCCACGCGGCCCCGAATGTTGGTCCGCCGCGGGCGGGTTTCGTAATGCTTCAACCCGGCCACGATTGCGAACGCGTAGGGTTGGTATACGGTAAAGACTTTCACGCTGAAACCTCCTTTTTGGGGTTGTATATGACCAACATTGACGGGAACGGGGCGGGGGCGTATGCGTTTCCCTCTTCATCGGTGAAGTGTAACCTCCCGCGCACAAACCGGATTTCTGCTTTCCCGTATATGTAGTCGTGAAAATATGCTGTGTCTGTTCTGGCCGGAATCAGCAGGACAACCGTTGTCCCGCTCCGGGATTCCTCATAGGCTTTGCGAACCCATTTCCCGGTTTCCCGTCCGTATGGAGGGTTACACCAAACAGCACCCCCCCGCAAGATTCCAAGGACTATTCAAACCATCGGTTTCCGGCGTGTAGTACGCCGGGCATTTTGCACTTTTGGCCGTCGCCGCCGCGTCCAGCACAAACCCGAATTCATCATTCAGTTGGTCGAAAAAGTCCTGCGGCGTGCAATAGTCCATTTTCTTACTGCTCAATAACGCCGCGTTCATTCCGCGTCCTCCGTGTCCCGCTCCTTTGCGGCTTTAACCGCCGCCGGAATATCCCCGCGGCCTGCGCCCTCAACCTCCACGCGCACAACGTCGCCCGTTCGATATACTGCAATCTTCCGGGCCGGGCGAATGGCCTTGACGATCTCCACAACAGCACCACCCGCCGCGGCTACCAGAACCACGAACCCCAGCCAAACCCAAAAAGACGAAAAGATAAATCGCAAAAACTCCATGTCTCTTCTTCACTCCTTTTTAATTTCTACCGTGCAAATTGTGTCGTTTCTCGAACCTCCGTGCGGGACCATAAGTACCCGCTCCATCGAAAAGCCGCGTTTTGCACCGCATCCCATACTATTCCAGCCAAAACATATAACTTTTCCACCCGGCTTCACTATTCTTGCAATCTCGTTCTTCGCCTCACTCCAAAACGTCATGCGTCCATCCCACCCGTCAATTCCGATTCCGTCATAGCATTCCTTTACCTGTCTTTGCGAATATGGGGGGTCATATAAAACACCATCCACCGATTTGTCCTTGAATTTTTTCAGAAAATCTATCGCCTGTAAATGATAATCCGTCGGTCGTTCAGGATTAAGATCGTTTGTTATCGTTGCAGGGCTACACTCTCCCGCGTATGGGTCAACCCACAACCCATCCGTTATTTCCTGCATGAGTAATTCTTTTATGGGCTTGATTCTGAACGTCCATTTATTAGGCATTGCCCATTGCCTTTCTATCTTCATTTGCTCTTTCCACCTTCCAATCTGTCGGCTATGCTCAAAATTCCTGTCATTGCTTCCCGAATATTCGTGTCTGTGCCTGCCGTGATGGAAAGCACCCGCGCAATGTCCCGCAATTCCTCCGCCGCGGCCACGGCCTCCGCCGCCGCGCCGGATTCTTTCATGCAGTCCGGGCAAAGCGTCAATCCCTCCGCCGTCCGCTTCCCGCACCGTTCGCACGCTTTCAGTTTCATAGCGCGCCACCTATACCGGATAACCGAACACGACAAGGGTTCCCGTTAGCACCGCGCCGATCAGGAAGAAAAGCCACGCGGCCAGAAGAACCACAAGGGCGGTTTCCGCCCAATCCGCCGCGCGCAAGGCCAACTTCGCCGCAATCAGCGGGCCACGCCTGCGCTGTGCGGCCCGCTTCGCCTCCGGGTCCCCGCGGTTCAAGTCGTATGTATTCGCCTTTGTAGCCGCGGCCAGTTTCGGCGTGAAGTGCTTTCGCACCGTGAAGATCACCCAATAGGCGATCATAAGCAAAATTCCTGCGTTCATCGGTTTCTCTCCACTTCTCCGGTGTGGCCCCGTAGGGCCAGCATTTTTTCACGAACCAGCTTGTCAACAACGCGGCCCGGCGTTTTCTGCCCGCTCATGGTCATAAGCCGTTCGAGGTTATAGGCGGTCTGCGGTGTTACCCGAACCGTTAGTTTCTGTCTGTGCTGTTTCTTCATTGCTCCCGCTCCTTTCGTGCGCGTAGTCGAGAAATAGAACCGCTCCGTTGAATCGGACCCGCCACGGTTCGAGGTCCGCCGCGGTGACGTATTTTCTGCCGAACCGCTCTTTCATGTCCCGCCAGACTTCCCACGGTACAAAGAAAAAGTCATTCCCGATTCCGGCGCACACGGCGGAGATCGCGCCGTGCTTGTGGTGATGTTCCAGCGCGTCCCGCTGTTCCTGCGTCAGAACGTCCCATTTCAGGCGTTCCGTGGTGGTGTACTTTGCTTCAAAGACGATTGACCGTCCGCCCGCAAGCGTCCCCTGAAAGTCCGGCTGTGCGCGGGCCGTGAACCGCCCTTTGAAAATCCCGTCGCGGCTCTTCTCCAACACGCGGAATGGTTCAGGCGTTTTGTCCGCCGTCGCCCGCCCGTGGGACGCATACAACGCGCACGCGGCTTTTATGGCCTGCTCGAAAAAATGCCCCTGCGCGTTGTTGACCTTATTTTGGTAGCGCAAGGCCGCGCGCTGGTGATCTATCTGCATCGTTTATCCCTCCGTTTTCTCCCGCTCCCGTTCGTCATGGTCTGGACAGGGGAACGGCTCTGTCCGGTAGCACTCTTCGCAACATTCCCCCATGTGTACGGCTCCCCGCCGCAATTATCGCGGAACAGGCACTTTCGGCAAGCGTCGTCCGCCGTCCTGCCGTCGCAATATTCTTTGATAACGGCAACTGCGGCGTTCAATGCCTGCGCCTGTTCTATCAGGTTGTCGCGCTCCATTCATGCAACCTCCGTTCTTTGTGACGCTCCAAGTATTCGCCCCAGCTTTCTTTCAGGTATGACCGCCCGTAAATGAACCGCTGTGCGAATTCCTTTTGAAGCGCGTTTGGTATGATTCCTTTTCTCTCGTTCCGCTCCGGCTGGGCGTATATGCTGATACCCTTTAGGCGTTTCAGCCGTTCCACCCGGTAGGCCGCGTTTTCCACGTCCTCCGTGACAAGCAGGTAAATAAACAGGTTATACGGCTTCTTCCCGTGGTTCCCCAGCAGTTCCGCCGCCCGCTCGATTGCTTCAATCTGCGGTATCTGGTCGCACGAAAACCGAATGAATCGAATCCACGTCAGCCGCGCCAGTATGCCCGCTATGCGGTCATTGACCAACCGTGCGTCCATGCCTTGATTTAGGTCTATCGCGTACCCGCTCCCGATCATGCTTTCAAGCTGGGAAATTCCGTATTCGGAAGCAAGAATGTTGTTGTCCATCAGGACAAGTTTGTTCGTGTCCGGTCGCACAACCTGTTTCCATTCCCTGTACGGCTTTATTTCACCCTCTTTTTCCGGGACCACGCACCACGGGCAATGATTCGGGCAACCGCGGGTCAAATACCCTATCGCGTAGTCGCATTCCGGGTAAATGCTGTAATCAGGAAAGGCCGCGTCGATCTCCGGCGGCAACTGTTGGTTTATCGGTATGTCGTCATACCCGGTCCCGCCGCGTATTGTGTCCGGCGGCAAGTACAGGTTTTCCGGCGTGAAGTCAAAGACTTTGCTTGAATACACCCGGTCATAATGGCACATAGGGGACCACCATTCGACGAAATCCCCGCGGGCTTTGTGGTATGCCGAAATCTTCATCAAGGCATAGTTCGGAAAGGTCTTGTGCTTCATGTACTCCTGTTCCGCGTCGTGAAGTCCTATCCGCATAGCGCACCCCGCTTCACAACTCCACAATTCCGCCGATGTTGTCCACGTCTGCCCGCGTGACGCTCCGGCGTTTCAGAATTCCCGCAGTCACGGTCCCGTACTTTTCCCAGCGCGCCGACACAAGGACGAAATACCGCAATTCCGGGTTCATCGTTGCCCGAACTTTCAAGGCTCCCAAAATCCGGTCGTCAATCTCCATTTGCAGGGGATAGACGGCAATTCTTCCCGTGTCCTTGTCAATTTCGCGGCAAATCGCCATAAGGCGCATAGGCTTCCTTGGCTCTTGCTCCGGGCGGCGCGGCTCCCGCTCGGACTGCCTGCAATCGCATAGTTCGCCCGCGTCCAAATGCGCCCCGCAATTCGGGCATTCCCGGTAAGGCGTTCCCATGTTGACCACTCCTTTCTATTCTTTCTTCCTCAATTTCAGGTATATTGACCAACCCGTGAAGTCGTTGTATTTGTACTCAATCCCGTAATCTTCGTCCGTCAGGGTCCAGCCGGGATATTTCTTTTCCCAAAACTCCCGCCCCGGACGCTCCCGCGCCCACTTCTCGATCTGCCGCCGATTGTACTTCCCGTCGTTCGTCCGACTGGTGGGGCGTTCAAGGTTCTGCGAGGAAGTCCACCGCTTCTTCCCGCCGCTTTGCTTCACAAGGTAGACACAAAGGGCGGCTATGCCGTTTTCATCGGCTTGCAGGCGGTCAGCGTTGCAAAATCCGATTCGATCGCCTTTCTTCTGGCCCTTGCGTTTTCGCTTCCTCCACAGCTCTTCCACCACGTCACGGTCTAACCCGCCGTTCATAACGATATGGTGATGAATACGAACGGGTGTGTCGCTGTTTCGTTTGGTGGTGTATGACGTGATCAGCAGATATTTCAGCGGCGGCAATCCCTCTTTCTCCCTGCGGTATGAAATCCGGCGGAGGTAGTTTGTCGCTTCCCGTTCCGCGTCCTCCACCGTGGCCGGAAGATATTTCGGGCTGTATGTAGCCGATACATGAAGCGCGTCCGGGTCGTCCCCGAAATTCAGGTTTCCAAGCTGGATAAAATATCGCCGGGCGTTTATGTCGTTCAGGTTCTTTTGCTTTGGCTCCGATTCTCGCACTTTCTTCGAGCGGGTCCGCCTTGTGGCTCTGTACTGCGCGTCTGTGTACTGGAATATGTCAACTTCCCGGTAACTCTTTCCGCAATAGATTTTCTTTTCTCTGATAAATGTTCGCACTTTGCTTCACCCTCTTTCTGCGGATGATGAAGCGGGCGTGTCCTGTCTTTCCGGTCTGCTCCCCGTCAGGGCGCAAAGGGGGAAGAGGGTTCCTATCCTGCGCCCCCTCCCTCTTCCCCCTTTGCAATCCCCCTTTACCCTCGGCGGCGCAAAAAGAGAAAGTGAAGAGGGAAGAGGGCGTGGAGTAGGACCGCTGAACCCGTGCTTTCTTCCTGTCTGCGTAACAAGGCTTCGTCGGAATGATAATACCCATTACAAGCCCGCTACGCCGCATAAAAACGGCGTTGTTTCTTGACTTTTCCGCCGCTTTTTGCTATACTTTCGTTAGGTTGATAGATGATATATTTTCATCGGCGGAATCCGCTTCGCGTTGCTTTGCAGAACAACGCGGGGCGGTTTTTCTTATGTACTTTTTGCGGCGGCGGGGAGGGGTTTACCCCTCCGCCGCCTTTTTGTCTGCCTCTTCCTGCGCGATCTCTTCCGCGTCCTGCTTTGACTGGAACAGGGCGGCAACCACCGCGCCCAGCGCGTCGCCCCACAAATAGGGCGGATAATCGTTCAGCGTGGACATGAGCGCGTCCACGGCTTCCAGCTTCATTTCTTCACGGCGCGCGGCCTGCTCTTCTTCGTCGTCCTCTCCGGGGATAGATACCAAGATTACAGATTTCGGATAGCAAAGCGGGCGAACGCCCCTGTTGCCGTCGTGCGCGTTGCTCCAGTACATCGCGCCGGAGGAATTGACGTTGCGGACGCTGTACGAATTCGACGCGTCACACGTCCACGGGGTCAGGTTCCAGCACCATTCGTCCACGGGCGGGGTGATCTCCCGATACTTGCGGCAAAGCGCGTCGGACCGCAAAGCGATCTTGTCCACGGCGGTCCCGTAATCGGTCATTCCGTCGTCGGCGGTCAAGTCGCTTTCCCAATCAAGGAATGCGGCCCGGTCTGCGCCCTCTGCAACCAATGCGTCAAGGAACGCCCCGTTCAGTTCACGGCGCAAAGAGGATTTCCGCCAGTCGTTGCAGTTCTCTTCATCGAACGCCCGGCGAAAAACAGGCTCCGCCGCCAGACAAAGCGTTCCCGCGCCGATGTCCTCGAATTTGACCCACTCAACGCCGCCATACATGAAGCGATCGCCCGGTTTCAGTTCAGCAAGTTTTTTCATGGTCCTTTTCCTCCCGAAAAATAGATTTGATTTCCTTGATATAGTCCCGCACCGTTGCGGAAATTGTGTAGTAGAACACGGGGAGGAAGAGGGCGAAAACTTCGCCGCCGATCGCCTTATATCCCCGTTCTGTCAGGGCGTAGGCCGCACCCGCTCGAAACAGCAGGACCCCGGCCACGGTCAGGGCCGCATATTTCGCCACGGTCCAGCCGTTCAGCCGAACGCGCCGCCGGGTGTGCTTCTGGCTCCGCCGCCGCGGGCGGGCTTGTCCCGCTCCAATGGTGATTGTTCTGATTTCCTGCGTCATGGTGTCGCCTCTTTCTCGAATCTGAACCCGGCCTTGAATGCTTCTATGCACTCTTTAGCAATCAGGTCTTTCAATCTGCCGTACTCCAAATAGTCGTTGTAACTTCCGCCCCGCAGGTACGCCGGGCGCGCTCCGATTTTCTCCATGTCTGCGATCAGACTTTTAACCCGTTCGTTCGGTTCTTCCGGGGTCATCTTCTCCCGCTCCTTTTGGCAACGTGATTCGGTCCGCCGCCGCGATTGCAACGGCGCGCCCGTTCCGGTCCAGCAGTTCGCCTTGCACGTGAAGTCCTTTCCCGTCCGGGGTCTTTCGGTAAATCACCGCCGTTATTTTCTGATAGGTGATACCGCCGAACGCAACCGGGCGTTCATCCAGAAAAGCCCGCTTCAATTCATTCACTGTCACGGCGCGCACCGCCTTTCCGGGAAATCTCGTATTCCGCCCCGTAGCGGCGGCGTTTGCACCGCCAACAGGTGATTTTCAGGTTCTTTCCGCCTGCTATGCGTGTTATGTCGTGCTTCCCGGCCTTTTTCAGTTCGAGAAAGCAGGGCAAGCAGAATTGACGCTTCACAGCTTCACCCCCTCTTTGATTTTCAAATAGAATTCCTCCGGGGTCATGTCCGCCGGAACGGTCAAACTGATTGCGTGGAACTGCTTACGGCATTTCGTACATTCCCGCCGCTCGATTGCCCCCACGGTCCAGATATTCACACTTCCGCCGTGGCCGGGGTAAAGTCCGATTTCTCCGCAACGGGGACAAACAACACGCAAGCCATTTTTCACGATCTCGCCGGATTCTCCGTAAATCACGCCGTTTGTGGCCTCTCGCGCTACGTTCTTCATTCCGGTTCCCTCTCGATCACTTCACAATCCCCGGCGCGGATTCCCAAATAGTTCCCGCCGTGGTGGATGAAATAGACTGTTTCGCCGTCCCCGGTCGTCGATACCCCTTGCACGTAGAAAATCCGGCCTTTCTCAACAAGCGGAATTTTTGTATCGCGGGTGATTCGGATTTTCACGCCGTCACCCTCTTTCCCAAATCCGCTTGACTTCTTCGCAACAGTAGTCCGCCCCGTTGGTTAGCACCCAATCTTTCAGATCGTCCCGCTGGGCGCGCTTGCAATGCCGTTCCAACGCGTCGTAATCGTCTTGCAGGGTGTCCGGGTTCAGGAATTTCAGGGTTTGCCCCGTGGCGAACGCCAGTTCAGCCGAAACCACAATGCACCCTGTTCCGTCGTAGGTGTCCGGGTGAATGCGAATGAACAGGTTCCCCAACCTCATTTTGAAGTAGCCGGGCATTGCGGTTTCTTCTTTTGTCAGGCCCTTTGCGGTCCCGAATTCCTGCATTGCCACGGCGCGGGCGGTTTTCAAGGTCAGCTTCACGCCGCCGGGATAGTCCTTTTTCTTCATGGTTCCGCCTCCGCCTCCATAGCTTCAAGCCCTAACCACCAGCCCGGACTATTCCGTTTGTCCTCATAAGGACAAGGGCTTCCATCGTCACAACTGACCTTTCCGCACCCGGCGCAATAGTTCCGCTGGAATTCTTCGTCCCACGGCCCTTCCAAAATCGGCAAGGCCCGCAAGAACGCGGCCAGCGTCTCCGGGTTTTTGGTGATCGCTTCAAAATTAGTTGCCAACTCGCACGCCCCCTTTAGCATTCGCCGCGGCGGGCTTCCCGCGCCGCTTGAAATTCTCCTGAACTCTCTGTTGTGCAAGAACGGGGTTGTATTCCCGCCGCTGGTTGCGGTCAAGTTCTCCCGTTTCGCCGCGCTTCAATTCGCGGTAGACCGTTGCCGTTGTCACGCCAAGCCCTGCGGCAATGTCGGCCACGCGGTCCCCGTTCAGGTATCGGGCGGCGATCTGCTCTCGGTCCCGAAAGTCTATGTATCTGTACTGCCGCACCACATTTCACCCCCGTTCTGTTTCTGCTTCCCGTGGGCGCGGTTGTGGTACACCGCGCCCACGGCCTTTCATTCGTAAACTTGATAAATCTCGCCGTTTTTCATCAGCCACGCCCGCCCCGAACAGTTAAAGCGGATGAAGTTCCAGTCCGTCGCGTCATAGTACGGGGTCCCGATGATTTTTACCCGGCTTGCCTCGAACCCGAATTCCTCGCAAACTTCAATCCGCGCGGCCTCTTCGGTGATCTCTTCGGAACAGTTATTGACCTCCCATTTCTCGCGGCCCACTTGATACGCAATAACCGCTTCCGGTCTATTCACGCACCATCTGTAATGCGCGTACTGCATAACGTCGCCCGCAGTCAGCCGCCCCGCGTTCACGTGTTCCATGACCGCCTCGTAAAGCCCCGACGCGTCAACCAGCTTCCCGCGGCTCATAACCTCCGCCGCAAACTCTTCTTCTGTCAGGGTGATTCCGTGTTGTGCTTTCCACGCCCGGTCATAGCCAGCTTTTAGCGCGTCGCTCGAATCGTACAAATATCCGTTATCCAGCACGAATTTTTCAAACGGTTTCAGATTTGCGAAATCCGCCGTTTCCCTGATTTTCTCGGCCAGCAAGTCACCATATCCGGGAACTGCCCCCACATTCTCCGGGAGGTCCGCCCGCTCGTTTTCGTCGTAAATCCGGCTATCCGGGTGCTTGTCGCTCCAAAACTCGATGCGCCCGCCGTCGTTCACCTCGTAGAACGTCCCATTCTCTTCCGTTGCATAGGTCTTTCGGATCACGTTCCCCTCCAATGTGGATTTTTCTTTGTAATGAACTCCACCGATGATTTCCGCTTTCGCGGCCTCGTACTCTTCAAAAGAAACGTGCGTCATGTCGGTTCCTCCCTTGTATTTCCGGCTCTGTTATGGTAAAAAAATAAATGCGATAGAACTTTCACCCGTCGTTCGACGTGGTGTTTGTTCTTTCGCATTTAATATTACAAGGCGCGGTTGCCACAAATTATGACCTTATCGGTGTTCAAAAGCGGAAAAACATGATACAATAGAGTATATATGTGTATTTTTCGCCGAAAGGAGCTTGCGTTATGATACAGGGTGTTATTTTTGATATGGACGGGCTGATGTTCGACAGCGAGCGCATCTGGAGCATCTGCTGGGAGCCGGCACTGGCAAAATTCGGCCTGCCCTGCAAGGACGGCCTCTCGCAGGCTGCCCGCGGCACCACCAAGGCCGGCAGCTGCGATGTGCTGCGGCGCTTCTACGGCGAGGACTGCCCCGCCATGGGCATCGTGGAGGAGCTGTACCGGCTGGCCTATGAAGCCTTCAACAAGCCTGTCCCCAAAATGCCCGGCCTCGACGAGCTTCTGGCCTGGCTGGACGAACATCACATCCCCATGGCGGTGGCGTCTTCCAGCCCCATGACCGTCATCGAGGGACATCTGGAACACTGGGGCCTCGGCCATTACTTCAAGGCCGTCATCTCGGGCGAGCAGCTGACCCGCTCCAAGCCCGCGCCGGACATCTTCCTGCTGGCGGCGCAGAAGCTCGGCACCGAGCCTGCAAAGACGATGGTGCTCGAGGACAGCTACAACGGCGTCCGGGCCGGCGCGGCAGGGGGCTTTGTCACCGTGATGGTCCCCGACCTCTCGCCCGCCACCGACGAGATGCGCAGGCTCTATGCCTGCGAGTGTGCTTCGCTCCACGAGGTGCGCAGAAAGCTCGAAGGCGGAGAACTATGAGCCGCGGCAGACCCGCACCACTTGTGAAATTTCAACATATCATCTGACAAGTATCAATAAACCCCGTCATAACCCGGCTTGCTCTCTCAGCCGTTCCCAAACTCGAAGCGCTCTCTGAAATACATTATAATAGTAAGGAAACGACTGATTTCCTGCGCTATGAATGGAGTTTCCATCATGAAGAATGATTCTTCCCGGTTCGGGCATATCATCCAGCTTTTCACCATCCTTCTCACAGCCATCCTGATCAGCCTGTTTTTCGCTGTCCTCGTGCTGGTGGGCAAGATACAGGGTACGGCCCGGGTCGTCAACTACGCCGGCCTCGTGCGCGGCAAGACCCAGCTCATCGTCAAGCTCGAAATTTCCGGCACGCCGGAAGATGCTCTCCTCGGCGATATGGCCTCCTGTAGCGCGACACGATTTTTGAGAAATTCGGACAGGATAATTGAGAAAAAATAGCGCCGTTCTAAGAAGAAAATCTTAGGCTCGTCCCACAGCAAACGCGGCCCCCTTCAAGGTGGTCTGCGTGTACTGCGGGACGAGCCTTTGTGGTTGCCCGGGAAAGATGTAAACTGCCTTTACCTCGGGGTTTTTGCTTCACCGCTTATCTCATTCGTTGGTAGCTTCTTCCTGAGTAGCCAAATACTCAGCAACAGGAATGATATAGGCTTCGGGAAGCTCCTCGATCTCGCGCTTGCCGTTCTTGACGAGAACGGCATAGACGGCGATCATATAGGTCTTAACCTTCATTTCTGCTTACCTCCTTTTTCAAGCGTTTCAACACGGACTTTCAGCTCCGCGTTGGACTGTTCCAGCGCAGCCAGCTCTTCAAAGAGTCCAGCGATCGCCTCGTAGAGGTCGACATTCCGTTCTTCCATCTCCTCTGCCCGGTCACGGGCGATCTTGGAGATAGGTTTTTTCGGAGTCAAATACTTCATAGCTTTATTCATACGCACCTCCGAAACCCGAGATGGAGACTTCACCCTCGAAGCCCTCATTCTTTGTGATGGTGAAACGGATATTCACGCCCCACTTGCTCGCGGTCTTGGTCTTGTTGGTGAAGTTGTAGACACGGTTGATCTGCACCATCGCCGTGATGTCCTCCCATGTGGGAACGGCGTCAAAACCGTTGTTGCACGCCTCCACCTTGGCGACCGCGCCCTCGATCTTCCACGTCGGCGTCACGAGCACCTTAGTCGCCGCTGCATCGGTCTCCTCCGGCGCGACCAGCTCGAACTTAATGACGGTCTCTTTCTTGCTGAAGGAGAATACACGGACGCTGGTGGCGAAGTTGCCGTCGACCGCCTCGATGCGGAGCTGGTGTTGTCCATTGGTAAGCGAGAGCCACTTCTCTCGGGTCAGCTCGATCGTTTCCTGCTGTCCCAGCGTTGCTTGATAGCTGCGGATCTGCACGTCATCCACGAACTCGGTGACGACCACATTGTCGCCCTCAACGTCGCTCACGGTGTAATTCTCTGCGAAACTCCCGTTCTTCAGACCGAGGGCCTTGTCCTGCCCGGAGATCGTCGGTGCGGAGTTTGTGCGTTTGAAGGTGACGCGACGGTAGGCCGTACCGCCCTTGCCGTCCGTGACGGTGATCTTGAGGGTGTTGACCGAATTAAGCCCCAGCGCATAGAGCTTCTCGGAGGTGATCGTCACGGTCAGCTCCTCGCCCTTGGGCGCATTGTTGATCGTGCGAATCGTCTCGTCGTTGAGTTCCTCCACGACGGTCAGTGTGTCGCCGTCCGCATCGTCAATGGTGTAGGCATAGGTGAAGCCGAGGTTCTTATCTCCGAGATTGCCGTCGCTGCCGGAAATGGTCGGTGCGGAGTTTGTGCGGGTGAACGTCCACGTCCGGGTCGCTGTGCCGCCCTGTCCATCGCTGACGACGACCTTGACGGTGTGTTTACCGAGACTCAGGGAGTCGACATCGACAGAGATGGTGTTTACCAAATTTCGCGTCGGGGCAAACGACTTCGTCGTTTGCCCATCGAGCGACTCCGTCGCCGTCAAGACGTCGCCGGAGTCGGCGTCATCGACCGTGTAGGTGATCGTGAAATTGCTGTTCTTATCTCCGAGGTCTCTGTCACTGTCAGAGATCAGAGGGTCAGTGTTCAGGATTTCAAGGACGGGGCGGAAACCGACGAGCGGGAGGGAGTTCGAAGCATCGTTGTTGCCCCAGAAGCGGGCCGAATCGTACCCGCGAATCGCACGGCGCGACGTATTCGAGGAATACGTCTCTTGGCACCAAGTATAGACGCCCATCCAGTTCCAAAGCTGATTATGTGCACTGCTGAGATCGGTTGAATTGAGGCTGCTGTCGAGGTCGGAGGACACAGGAGCCGGAAGACCCGTGATGACCTCCTCGCGAGTGACGAACCTGTCCCACTCATTGTTGGCGGGCGTGCCGCCGGAGTACCAGTCATTTGTCGATCTGGGGCCTGTGCCACCCGTCAGGGAGCGGAGCTTGTACTTCGCGCTGTCAATGTTGACTTCCTTGCCGAAGATCCAGCCCGCGCTGTTAAGGTCGTTCCAAGTGACATTGACAAGGATGACGCGGTCGCAGATGAGCAGCGTCTTGTCGCCGTCCTTGATCTTTACCCACTGGAGCTTCTTTGCGTCGTCTGAGGGCGTATTGCCGAAGCTGTAGTTTGAAATGTCTCCGGACATTGAGGGGATATTGCCCCTACCCGCGCCCGAATATGGTTCAGTGTCGTTACGCCACGGCTTTGTGGGTCTTGCCAGTGCCGCGCCGTTGTTGTAAAATCCGCCGAGCTTGACGGTTCCGAGATATTGCGCCATAAGGTAGCTCTCCTTCCGTTTTGATGAAGCGGTAGGGAGCGAATATCTTCTTCGCCAGATTGTAGGCGCAAGCCCATCGGGCGAAGCCGAGCCACGAATTGACCGATTGGACGATCGCCGCCTTCGTGATCGTGCCCTCCTGCAGCTTCTCCATCATCCGCTTGATACGCCGCTTCTCCCGCCGTTTCGACTCGGTACGGAGAAGCAGATGCGTCGCTTTGATTTTGAAGCCGTAGGCGTTCACGCCCTGCCGCACATAGAAAATCTTGGTCTTCTGGTTGGTCTCAAGGTGCAGTCTCTCTTGGAGGAACACCTTGATCTTTGCTAACCACTCCCGGGCGATTTCCTTGTTTGGCGCTATGACGACGACATCGTCCATGTAGCGCGTGTAGAGCGTCGCACCGAGGAAGCGGATGCAGAATTGATCGAGCTCGTTGAGGTAGATGTTGGCAAAGTCCTGAGAACTCACATTTCCCAGCGGAATCCCTCTCTCGCCCTCCGGCGAGCTGTCGATCACTTTGCAAAGAAGCCTGTAAAAACGGAGGAAGTCCTCGTATTTCTCGGGGTACTTCTTCTTGAGCTTCTTGAACCGCTTCGCGATGATCTGCTTGAGCACGCTGCGGTCGATGCTGTAGAAAAACTTGCGGACGTCGATCTTGATGACCGTCGCCTCGTCGCCCCACTTCATGCGGGCGACCCTCATGTCATGCTGTACGTTGAAGGCAGCTCGGATGGGGCCTTTTCCATACATACACGCAAATGAACGGTTGACGAATACCGGGCGGAAGATCGTCTGCAGCTCCTGATGGATGACGAGCTGCACGATCTTGTCCCGCAGCGGCGGGATGTGGAGACTGCGTTCCTTCGGCTCCACGATGATCCTGTGCCGATACTTTCCCGGCGTGTACTCACTAACGCCCGCCTGTCTCGTTTTCTCAATTTTCTTGAGATCGCGCCACAGGCGCACGTTGTTCACCTCGGAATAGAGGTCGTAGAGCACGGCCTCCCGCGTGAACTTGCGGCTGCCTCGCAAGGCGGTCTTATAGCCCGCCTCGATCGCTGACCAGCCCACGGCGTCCTCATAACTGGAGGGTGGCGGGATCGGCGGCACGAGGGCTTTCTTGGTGCTCTTCGTGTTGTAGAGCATAATGGGGAATTTCGTCATTCGTGGCATCCTTTCCTTTTAGAACGGCTTGGCACCCATGACGCGGGTTGCTACCCACATTGTAGACCTCCCTCCGCCTCCCAATACGAGAGGGCGGGCGAAGCTCAGTCACTGTTTTTACGCCGTTTCTCAACATGGCGAAGGATTACCTCTCCCTTGAAGTATAACAAGGACACGCACCTGAAGCCGTGGCCGCAGATGACGTAATAACCTACAAGGCGGGGCGGAAACCGACGTTCGGGTTGGAGTTCGTAGCATTGTTGTTGTTCCAGTTGCGGGCCGAATTGTACCCGCGAATCGCACGGTTCGACGCCAGACAGAGATAACCCTGAGTAGGTGCTGTACTTTTTCTGATGGTCTATTTTCGGTTGTTGATGAAGAACTTTAGCAGCCCGTCAGGGTGTCGCCCTTGACCTCGTAACGATTGGGGCCGATGATGACGAAGGCCAGCATATTGGTCGTGCCGTCATGGTTGACCTGATTGATCGCCTCGTCCAGCTTGCCGTTGGTGACATGGACTTTCTCCATGCTGCCGGTGCCGGTGTCCAACAGACCGAAGCCGTTGGCCTCTTCCGGGGTATCTCCGACAGTGGTGAGGGCCATCTCGTCGGGGGTGATCTCGTTGCGGCCCGGTTCCAAGTTGAAACCCGCCTCCGCCTCCTTCAAGGCGTCGTTCGTCTCTTCCAGTGTGGCCTCGCCAGTGGTGTACTTGAACAGGATGTCTGCGATGTCGTTCTTCATGGTGTCGTTCTCCTTCTGAAAAACGCCTCCGCCGCTCGCTTTTGCTCTACCGTTCGCCGATTTGCTATTTCATTTTCGGTCGGGGTGTGCTATGATTTACTTGCTTTATACTTAAATCAGATTACACCCCTATTATAGTAGCTTATTCACTAATTGTCAAGCCAAAATTAGCCTGTCCACTAAATTTTAAGGAGACTATTCACTATGACTATTTACGACCGAGTTCTCGCATTGATAAAAGAGCAAAACCTTACAGTCAAGCAAGTTGAGAGGGAATGCGATCTTGCCAATGCGACTATCCGCAGATGGGCAACCCAAACCCCTAATGTCGAAAGCGTCCGAAGAGTAGCGCATAGGCTAAGTGTGACGCTGGATTACTTGGTGGAGGGAGGTAGCTCAAACACAACCCCCGGCGCGTGCGATGGTGTCGGATTGTCTGAGATGGAGAGCGACTTGATCGCCATGTTCCGCTTATTGCCGATGGATGCTCAAAAGGAAGTTTTTGACTTGGTTCACTACAAGTACAGCCGCGTCAGCACCGGGGAAAAAGAGTCTATATTCTGGACATATTTCGACGAGAGCAGCAACGCAAAAAGCGGCCCCGCCGAGGACGCTGAAGCCCAAGGCGGAACCGCTTGATTTTTTGCGCTGTTTTGATTTAGTTGTAAATCTGTTTTCAGTCCCATTGATGAAGCGGCGAAAACCGAGGGTCGAAAGCCCGAAAACCCTTGAAAACAGGGCAATGGGACACAGTCCCATCGGTTTTGCAGATTTGTCCCATTGCTCGCCGCCTGTTTTGCCCCGCTTCGCCGCCCCGCCGCGCACGCCTCGCACGGCCAGCGCACGCCCTAATCCCCGCCGATCCGCACCGAAAAGCCCCGTTTTCCCCAAAACTCGCACGCTCTAACGCTCCGTTAGCACGCTTGCCCCTCTTGCAATCCGCCGCCGCGTCTGCTACAATAGCAGCATGAGCCGCAAAGCTCTCGTCCTCTTGGTCTGCTGCTGTGACTTCCGGGACGGGGCCGAGCGGCTCATACCATCTAAAAGCCTCGGAAATGCCGTTATACGGGCGTTTCCGGGGCTTTTTCGTATTCTGCGTATGTGTGCGCCTCGCCACGCCGCCGCCGTTGTGCGGCCTCGTGAGCGTAAAAAAAGCGCCGACCGCCGCCGACGCATCCTCATCTCAAGATTGTTGATAATTCGCGCCTCCGTCCCGCGCCGAAAGTCGCCGTTTCCCGCGTATTTCAAGGGTTTTCCCGCCGTCTCCCTCCTCATCCCGCCTTATCCCGCATTTCTCAAATATCCTGTCTCCCCACACCTCCTACATCGAAGGCCTCCGCTTCGGCAGCAGCGAGCTGAACCTTGTGCGGCTGGACGACGCGGATTTTCAGGCCAAGATGACCGCTCTTTCCAGCGAATTCGACGACCTGAGAAACGAGCTCATCCTTGTCCGTCAGCGCGGCTACACCGAGACAGCCATCATCGCCAAGAGCGAGCATTTCTTCCAGACCTGCGACGAGGCCACCCACCTGGCCGAGGTCTACTCCCAGAAGCGGGCCACGGCCCTCGACTTTCTGGAAAAAGTCATCCTCGCGGACATCGTGGGGCTGCTGTTTTTGTTCGGTTATCAGATCTTCAAGGCCCTGCGGTACGCGGCCATGAACCGCATTCTGCAGTGCAAAGTCTACCTCGATGAGGCCACCGGCCTGCCCAACAAGAACAAGTGCGAAGAGCTTCTGGACGCGCCCGATCCGCCGGACGGGAACACGGCGCTCTGCGTCTTTGACCTCAACAACCTGCGCACCATCAACAATACCATCGGCCACGACAAGGGCGACGAGTACATCCGCTCCTTTGCCGAACAGCTGCGTCTGGCCGTGCCATCCCAGCACTTTGTGGGCCGCGACGGCGGCGACGAGTTCATCGCCATCCTCTACGGCGTGGACTGGGACGGCGCACAGGATGTGCTGCGCAGCATCCGGGCGCAGGCGGCAGAGTATTCCCGCCAGCACCCCGAGATGCCCCTGAGCTATGCGGCAGGCTGCGCCATCGCCAGCGACTTCGAGGGCAGCACCCTGCGGGAGCTGTTCCGCCACGCCGACAAGAATATGTATGTGGACAAAAACCGTGCAAATCGCGAGGAGGCCGAGGCCCGGAAACTGCAGAACCAGCAGCTTCTGCATTGGGTCAACGCCCATGGGTATCAGTTCTCGAACTGCCTCTACTGCGACGCCCTGCTGGACCAGTACCGCGTCCTGCGCACCTCGTCGGGCTTCTTCCTTGCTGACAACGGCAGCTATTCGGGTGCAGTGGAGCAGATCGTGGACGAGTACGCCGCCTCCGCCACCCGCAAGACGATGCGGGAAGCGTTGCAGCTGAGCACGCTGTCTGCCGCCCTCAGTGCTGAGCACCCCAAGCAGGAGCTTGAGCTGGATTTTGAGACCGACGGCGTGACCCGGCGCGGGCGGCTGACCCTCCTGTTCTGCGACGCCGACCTCCATGGGCGGCTGCACCACTTCCTCGTGGGCTTCGAGTATTTCCGGGACAAGAGCACCGCCTTCGACGAGCGCCAGCCCCTGACCCAGTATTACGAGCAGATGAAGCACTCCCTGCTGGAAAACGACAACTATGTGGAGGCCCTCATCGACGCAAACGACGCCCTGTTCACTGTGGACCTGACCCACGGCCAGCTCGAGCAGATCTTCTACCGGACTACCGCGCTGCGGCAGTTCGATCTGCAGATGACGCTGCCCTGCTCCTACGACGACTACTGCGCCCAGCGCCGTCACTTCGTCACTCCTGAGACGCTGGAAAACTACCGCATCGTGGACACGGCGTCAAAACTGCTGGAGCGCTTCCACTCGGGCTTCAAGTACGTGACGGTGGAGTACCGGGAGCAGACCTCCTGCGGCGAGCCGATCTGGCTCCAGAAGACCGTCCTCATGGCGCAGGATACCGTCTTTGATGCGGCCTCCGGGCGGGAGATGCCGGTCATCCACGGCATCATCCTCTTCCGGGATACCTCCATCTTCCATGCACAGGAGCAGGCCGAGAATCAGCGCCTGCAGGAAGCTTTTGAGGAAGCCAACTCGGCCAGCAGGGCCAAGACCGCCTTCATGAACCGGATGAGCCACGACATCCGCACCCCCATCAACGGCATTCTCGGTATGCTGGACATCCTCCGCTCCAACCGGGACGATGCCCGGAAGGTGGACAGCTGCCTTGATAAAATAGACCTCTCCGCCCACCATCTTCTGGCACTGGTCAACGACGTGCTGGACATGAGCAAACTGGAAGCCGGGCAGATGGTGATGGAACAGGAGCCCTTTGACATCGAGGTGCTGATGCACGGCGTCTCGTCGCTGGTGGAGGCACAGATAGAAAAGGACGGCCTGACCCACCGCCGCCACCGGGAGAACATCCAGCACACCGCCCTCGTGGGCAGCTCCCTCAAGCTGCGGCAGATCATGGTGAACCTGTTCAGCAACGCCATCAAGTACAATAAGCCCGGCGGGTCCATCGACACCTATGCCAGGGAGCTATCCTGCGACGGCACCACCGTGTGGTACGAGTTCCGCATCACGGACACCGGCATCGGCATGAGCCGGGATTTCGTGGAGAACCAGCTGTTCAAGCCCTTTACCCAGGAGTCCGCCGACGCCCGCACCCAGTACAGGGGTACCGGCCTCGGGATGTCCATCGTCAAGGAGCTGGTCAGCCAGATGGGCGGCAGCATCTCTGCCGAGAGCCAGCCGGGGGAGGGGACTGCCTTCACCTTCCAGCTGCCCTTCCTGCTGGACAAGAACGCCGCCGCAAAGCCCCAGCCCAAGCCCACCGACAACGGGCGGCTGGACGGGATGCACATCCTGCTGGTGGAGGACAACGACATCAACATGGAGGTAGCCGAGTTCCAGCTCACCAGTCAGGGCGCAGCGGTGGACAAGGCATGGAACGGCAGGGAAGCCGTGGAGCGCTTTGCCGCCAGTGCGCCGGGCGGGTATCAGGCCATCCTCATGGATGTGATGATGCCGGTGATGGACGGCTTCGAGGCGTCCCGGGCCATCCGCGCCCTCGACCGGCCCGACGCCGCCACCGTTCCAATCCTCGCCATGACGGCACAGGCCTCCGACGAGTGCGCCCAGTCCTGCCATCGGGTCGGCATGAATGGCCGTCTCGTCAAGCCTCTGGACGCCAAAAAGCTGGCAAAGAGCATCCGGGAGGCTGTACAAAATCAGCAGTAA